TTCTCATGATAATCACCTCCTTAAAATTTTTCATATCTTCAGTATATATCATATTATTACCTTGTCAATATTATTAAATAATTAATATATAATAATATTCTTATATGTGGGAAAACAAAAAAAAAATAAAAAGGGAGGGAAGGGAGGGGATTAATAAAAGAACTTGTAATAAAGATTCAATATATCCTGCTCATTCATATCTTTTATTTTTTCTATTATTTCTCTTCTTATATCTTCTATATTAAAGGTATCTTCAACTATATATATTATCTCTTTATCCTCCTCCCCATAATCTTCCCAACTGCAATAATAATAATTATAAACTATAACCTCCTTAATATCTTCAGGTTTAATATTAAACTCATTTAAAACCTCTCCGATGCACTTCCTCTCTCCTCTTTCCCAGTTAGGATCATGGTTACTCCCATACTCATGGCACTCATGATAAATAGGTAAATCAACCTTCCTCCCATTTTTCAAAATTATTGTTACCTCCCACTTGTCAACCTTCCCTCCCATACAATAATCATATGTGTATTCCTCTCCCGCATTAAGAGAGAGGACTTCCGTAAGGCTTGTCTTCCTAACTTCCCTTACTTTCTCCATGGTTGACACCTCCTAAAAGATTTTGTCCCCTATATCTTATTACCCTTTTATACTTTGTCAATATGATTTTTGTCATATAATAAACAATTCATTATATTCTAAACTATTTATATATTATACTCCTGCTCATGATGATTAGAAGATTTATAGAGATTAATTAATATTAAAAATAGATTGAGATTTATATTTATGTATTTTATAATCTATGTAATTATATATTTTTACTGTTTTAATCACATATTTATCTATGTTATATTTACATTTTCTTATTACTATCTTAAATTTTATATCTTTATATTTTATTATGTATTCAATAAATTCCCCTTCCTCTAATTTATTTATGTTTTTTTTTTCTATAAAATTTATTATATTATCATGCTCAATTATTATAAGAGCTAAATATATATCTTCATTATTATGTATTCTTTCTTTATATCTTTTTATACTGTGATTTGTTATTATTATTTTTTTATATATGTATTCTACCTCCCCAGAAAATATATTTATCTCTTTTTGAAATAGATCCCTTATATTTTTATTTCCTCCCATACTATACAGTATATTACTTATATATTATATTGTTTATATGATCTATGTCATATTTCTATCCCACAGGTATGATCATATACTTATCCTTATATCACACGTATGAAGCTTAGGGATAAGACATTTATGATATTCAGATATGGTAATATGTCAAAATTTAATATAAGAATATCCTTATATTTAGATAAAGTAATAATCCTATATAATCATATAAAAATACCCTTATATATGAATATTAAAATAAGGGATAAGAAAAGAAGAGAGGAGAGGAGGGGAACATATAAAAAATCTCTATAAGTTCAGTAAGTTCAGGATTCATATGATCTGAGGAAATACCCATTCATCTAACAGAAGATCAATATATTTTTTCATTTTATTTTTCTTAATAAGTTTGGCAATATCTGAATTAATAAGAAATGTTTTATTTCCTTTCTTATCCTCCATATAAAAGCTGTATTCTACATTATCAGGCAAGGTATTTATTATATCTACTATTTCATCAGGTATTTCATTAAAGTCAACTGTCTTCTCAGAAAAAATGTCTTCCCCTTCTGGAGTTGTAACCACTGCTAAAATTTTAAACATACTTGCACCTCCTATTCTTCATAAAGATATATAAGGCAAGTATCAATTTCAAAATATGTGTAACCTTTTTCTTTTATTTCTTTTTCAAGCTCTTTTTTCTCCTCCTTTGTCATATTTGTGTATTTTTTTATAAACCAGTCTGTTGTTGTTATTTGTTCTTTTATTACCCTCCCATATTCTACAACCACAAGTCTTATTCTCATATTTGCACCTCCTTTAGAGTATAATAAACAAAATCTATCATATTATTTATTTCCTTTTTTATCTTTTTATTAAACTTTCTAAATTCTTTTTCTAATATCTTTTTATATTTCTCACTTAAAAAATATTTAGGTCTTATGTTTATAAATTTATTATCATCATATATATAAATAAATCTTGCATAATTATACTTATCACTTTCAATATATTTGTTTAATTCTAAATAAACTAAAAAGTAATCTTTATCTAAAGGTTTAAATTTCATGACTTCTATTTTAAACATTTTGCACCTCCTTATAAACAGTTTCATAATAATCAATAATTAGCTTTTTCAAATCTTTGGGTATTTTATTAACATTTATTCTTTTTCCTAAATGTTTATTATCTTCATCAGGAAAATAATGACCATGACAATGATACCAGCCATTTTTATTTATTGATACCATATTATACCCCCAGTTTTCTTTATTAATGTAAAAACTATCATTAAAAACAAGTAAATAGCCTTTACTGTCCTTAAATATGTCTATAACTTCCATTTCCTTTAAAATTTCTTTTATATTTCTCATAACTGCACCTCCTTAAATTAAGTCTATTAAGATAAGAATAATAACAGCTATCCCCATAAAAAACACTAAATCAAAAATATACTCTATAATCATTTTAGCACCTCCTTAATCAGATTTTCAATTTCATTTTTTATTTTCTTTGCTTCTATGAGATTTTTAGCTTTTATTATATATTCTACATTTTTATCACTTATTATATGTTTTTCATTATATACTTCTTTGAATTCATTTTTATTTTTATACTGATATACTTTTATTCTAAGTCTATAATCACAACCTAAACCTTCAATAAATATAAAGTAATCCTTATTATTCTTATTTAACTGATCTTCTAACATTTTCAATTTTTGTGTAAATTCCTCTAACAACCTCATGTCTGCACCTCCTTATTTAAATTAAATACTATCCACCAAACTGAACTACCATCATGAGGATAAATATAAACAGTATCACCAATAAACTATAATATCACTCATCTATACCCACCTCCAAACCTGTGTAATCCTCAATATCCTGAATAAATTTTTCAATTTGAAAAATACCCAAACTATCTATAACTAAATAAACAAAATCCTCATTTCTGTTTATTTCTTTCCAGTCATCATTATAATACACCATTATCATATCTACTCCTTCATTTTCAAGTATAAAATCATATTCAGCATAAATATAATCCTCAAATTTTTTATAAAAATCTTTTAATTCATCAGGAGGGGAGAATATTATCTCATCATCTACAATATAATCATTAATATGTTCTTCAATAAAATTCTCAAAAATATCATTAACCAACATATTAAACTCCGCTTCTGAAAGAACAATAGCCTTTGTAATCATACCTTCACCTCCTTTAAAAGTTTTATTGCAACCTGAAAGAATAAACTATTTTACCCTGCTCATTAAAAACAACTAATTTCAAATCCCAAAATTCAACTATTAGATCTTTTTGTATTTCCTCAAATTCTTTTATCCCTCCTATAAGATCTTCTATATTATTTATTTCCTTCTCAAAATTCACATAGTCTATATGTCCATCCACATAACCAGAAAGCTTTACCCTCATATCCTTACCTCCTTTATAAGATTTTTAGCAAATTTGCTTCGCTTATAATACTTATGTTTATTTGTTATAAATTTGTAAAAATAACTCATAAATGAAGATAGATTAAGGCTTTTTATATAATCTATTGTAATGTCTGAAATATCTAAAAATCTTTTTATATCTTCTATACTATTATCTCTTATAAAATAAAAAAGCTCCTCTGGAGTCAATCCAGAGAAAAAGAACAGTCTTATTATCTCTTTATGTATCTTTCTTCTTAGATCAACCTTTACCATATCACACACCTCCTAATTAACTTTTCTTAGATCTACATATACTTGCTCCCCTCCCTTATTCTCTATTTTTATTTTGTATATTCTATATAAATCTTTATTATCTTTATCAAATACAAACTCTCTCCCCTCCCCATCCTGTAAAAATATTATCTTACTCTGTCTTTCCAACTGCTGTAACCGCTTCAGGTTTTCTCTTCTTTTCAGCATGCCTGCACCTCCTTATCAGAATTTTCACATCTTGAGCTTATATCTCTGTCAATATTTTGTCAAGATATTTTTTCTTATAGTGTGTATAAGCTGAACTTATAATTAAATGATAATGATTATCAATTTCAATCTCATTATTTATAATACCTGATAAAAAACAATTTTGTGATAAGAAGTTTTATAAAATGATCCCAAATGGAAATATTAATAATTTTCTCTAAGTTCAGCTAAAGTTCAGCATTATATATCTCAAAATTTTCAGTTCAAATAAACAATCTTCAATAGCATTATGAGATTGAGGAAGTTCAGATTTAAATAAGAATTTATAAGCATCTCTCATACTCTTAATACTCCATATACCTGTCTGTTTATAATAATAAAAACTGAAAAGGGTTTGAATGTCAACAAGATTATAATTAACATTTATTTTCTTATCAGCCATTTTAAACATTTTTTTTAGAAACATAAAATCAAAACAAATATTCCATCCTGCTAATCTGTATTTTCTCCAATCTCCAATAATACTGTTAAGTTCAGCCACAACAGTATCCACCTTTTTACCATCTTCTATTTTAAGGTTATTAATATTTAAAGCCTCACTTTCATAATCATGTTGAGGAGCATAAATTTTGGTATAGTAAACATTCTCAATCTGCAAATTATTATCTGTTATGATCATACCTAATGATAGGGGATAATGCTTATTTACATCTACTCCTGATGTCTCAAAATCTATTATTATTAAACCATCTATTTTTTTATCACCATTCAATAATTTTGCAGTATAAAGAAAGTTTTTATCATCTACTTCAACTTCATATTCATATCCTTCTCTAAGTTCAGGAATATGTCTTGCAAATTTTGAAATGGTATAAACATTTTTATCAGTTATAACAACATTACCTTTAACTTTTTTAATCTGGACTTTAATTAATTTTGTCATAGCTGTCATCTCCTTCATTATCATCAAATAACCCTGTGGAATAAACATCATCATCTTCAAACTTACTGACATCAATAATAAAATCATCAAGGGAATAATTATTAACTACTTGAGCATATCTGCCAATATTATAAATATTTTTAATAACAGTTTTTTTATTCAGTTCAGGATTAAAAAGGAAATATTTTTCATGTTCAATTATTTCATTCTCATTAAATCTTTTATCCATCTGTTTAATATGACGAGCTATACATTCACCCAGAACAATATTACCTGCTTTCCTATAACAATCATAATTATAGCTGTTAAAATCAAAGTTCAGATCATATTTAGTTTTCTGCACAATCTCCCTCAGATCCATAGCTATAAATGTCAGCTTACTTGTTGTTGAATATCTTATACCCCTTAATAAATGTTTTAATTCAGGTATTAATTTGAGAAATTCTATTAATGGTAATGTATTTAAAATCTTCTCACATCTTATAACATTTTTATTATTTTTTAAATAAACATGAAAATGATTAGTTAGAATTTTTATCTTCTCAATCTCATCATCAATATAGTATTTACTAAAAATATCATAAGGTAATATACAGTTAACAGTAAAAGGATCAGAGGGTATATCAGGTATATGTATATTACAGTCTTTAAGCTTATGTTGTAAATACTCTTTATTTGGAAACCTGTTAACAGATCCTATTGTTAGCTTATACTCTCTGTAATCAATCATATAGTAATCAAAAAACTTACTTACGTGGTATGTTGGGTATATTATGTAATCATAAGAATAGGCATATACAGGCTGTTTATTATTAATAACTATACAATTTTTACCTAACATCTTGTAAAGCAGATAGGAATATATATTTCTACCTATGACAGCATACTTAACTTCTATCTCAAACCTTCTGCCTCTCATCCCTTAATCTCCTCATGATGTTCTCAAATTCTTCCTTTAACAGTTTTTCACTACTGTCTATATTAAACTTCCTGCAAAAATTGGCATATATTCTATATTCCACATCTTTGTTGTGATTTTTACAGTATTCCAGAAATTTATAAAAATGACTGGGTATATACTGTTCTATTCCAAGGTTTTTATTTATTTCAGCTTTCATTTTCCTTAGCATTCCTAAATAATAATCAACATCATAATTACTGTCAATACCATAATTACCCCCCTGTAGTTTCAGATATTTAACCTTATCACCCTCATTACCTATTGATCTTAACTGTTTCTCTCCCTTTCTTATCCTTCTTTCCTTTATCAAATAATTAATATCTATTTCCTTATTTTTTATCTTATTAAAAATATTTTTATAAAATTTTTCAGCTTCATCAATACCATATTTAGCATAATACCATACATATTTTATAGGAAAATCTTTTTCAATCATACTCTTATCTCTACCTCTAAATTTTGTCCCCTTATATATCCAAGTTTTTTCATCATTAATATTAATGAAAACAACATAATTCTTTTTATTGGCAACATAGCAGGCATCAGCAGTAAACTCAAGTTCAACCTCAAAACCTTCAGGCATTCTGAATTGAACATAACTGTAAATACTTTTTATATGTTCTTCATCATTTCCAGCAAATATAAGACCATCAGTATCAAGTTCACATAAAATTCCACCTTTTTCAACTATACTTTCCTTCATTATAGTTAATATCTCCTGACCTTTTTTAGTAACCATCTGAGCAGACTGCATATCATTAAAGGGTATATTAGCAGTTCCAAGAAAACCATAAGCACTATTAATCAGCACCTTCATAGCATTCTGTTTAAGATCTGCCTGTTTATTTCCCTGCTTAGCTAATGTTTTTAATTTCAACCTTTCAGATGTCAAATATCTTAAAACTCTTAGCTGATACCTATCTTCATCCTTCTCTGAGTGTATATTGTATCTGAGCATAATGTTAGGATATAGGGAGGCAACATCAACCTTGCCAACATTTTTATACAACCCCTCATAAGCCTCTACAATAGCGCCTTCAAATCTGACTTTCTCATCAGGCTCAGGTAGATTTTTCCATCCCTTCTCATTCAGATAATAATCTTCAAGTATAGCTTCCCATTTACTTGCATTACCCATCAGACATATCATTTGAGGAGTAACCCATGATGGTAAATAATTAAGCTGATAGTAATCTAATGGATGTAAATATTCAGACAGCTTATATGTATCAACAAGGTCATATCTCAGATATTCCATTATCAGATCATAATTCCTGTTTTTCCATGCTTCTACAATTTGAGGATTACTAAGTTCAACCCTTTCCTTTTCCCTTAAACCTAACTCTATCACACTATCCTTAAGGTTATATGATGGTAATTTCCTGTTTATAAAATCCCACCTTGCTACTGCTACCATAGTGTCTAATATCTGATAATATTTACTCCTTATATCTGTAATAGTTAAAGGTTTACCTCCCATATCTGTTGAAGGCACTCTCTTTTCTTCCTTTTTTATCCAGAAATAATCCTGTATATTTATGTTATATTTTTCACATTTTTTAATAATAAATGGTAAATCAAATGAAAATATGTTATGACCTATTAGAAAATCAGGTTGTATATTCCCCAGTATATTCAAAAATCTCAATAAAATCTTTTTCTCATTTTCATCATAAATAAACATATAGTTATAACCATCAAATAGACCTATAAAATAAATCCTATCCTTATCAACATTCAACCCTGATGTTTCAATATCCATATATAGCTTTCTGATCTTATTCCAGCTAATTACATTCCTTTTAGGTTTCCATGTTTCCATTTCCTAAATTTCTCCTTTCCTTCATATCGGATAAGGCTCCCATTTTGAAATATCATTTTCAGGAAAAGTAAATAAAATATATTCTTTTGGATTTTCCCATATATAAGTATCTTCAAATTTTACTACTACATGTATTTCTCCACTATGTTTTTCTTTTTCAAAACAAACATAAACATTATCAAAAAATTTAAATAAATAGTTATTAAGAATACTTACAAAAACAGATTTATTTAATGATGTATTATAATATTTTTTTATTTCAACTGTTACTAACAACTGTATTGCTCTTAGAATATGTATATCATATATTGTTTTATACATTATAGAGTATCTTACATCTTGTATAAATTTACTTATTTCATTATTTTTATTATCCTTTTTCCCTTTAAAATACAACTTTTTCATATTTAATCACCTCCACATTATTTACATTTAAAAAGCTAATTGTATTATCTTTTACAGTCCAATCTTCATAATCATCTATATAAATAACTTTTGTTATACCTGAAGCTACTATTAATTTTGCACAGCTAAAACATGGTAAATGGGTTAAATACATTTCTGATCCTATTGTTGATATACCATTTCTAACAGCAAAACCAATAGCATTCATTTCAGCATGTATCTCATATTTAGAATGTAGATCTTTATTATTAATACAGTGCTCCCATCCTGAAGGTGTCCCATTATAACCAATTGAAATAATCCTCTTATCCTTAACAATCAGACAGCCAACCTGATATTTATAACATGTGGATAGTTTAGCAACATTAATAACAGTATCAATAAAAAATTTATCCCATTTACTACTCATTATTTATTCCTTCATAATCAAAAACAATATCAGCATTATCAAAACTAAAATTATAAAACATTATTTCCTTATCATTTTTTAGATTGATAATACCTGCTACAATATATTTAAATGTTAAAAAAGGATTATATGATATTATAAATTCACCTTCATGTTGATTAAAAAGTATATATAAATACCTTTTATTTAATTTTTTACCAATATTTAAATATTCTTCATATTCTTTAATCCAATCAATTTTCATCTTCATCAGCCTCCCAATTAAATTTATCAGGATTTTTAGGAACAAATAAAGTTATACTATAATCATACTTAATTTTTTCACAATACCAACATTTATATACAGCTCTATAAAAATATTTAGGAAAAAATAAATTTGTTTTAGCTTTTTCTTTTTTATATTTATACCAAAAATGAAACCCCAATTTACATTTTATTTTTTGTTTCCAATTCATAATTTATACCTCCTCTACATTTATATCAAAAAATAAAATCCTTTTATGATCATCAGGTAAAACACTATAAATATTTTTAGCCAGTTCTCTTATCTCAAAATGTGCTCTCCTATCAAGTCTAAGTTTAAGAAAATGTCTAAGTTCCCTGCAATTCATACTCATCACAAGTTCAGTTTTAAGATTTTCAGGCAGTAAATATTTTAGATCATCATTACCATAATTATCCTTCAGCTGTTTTAAAACCATTACCCTTTTATATGCTTCTTCCCTCTGGAATTCAACAGGTATATTAGGAGAAAAAACAAAATACTTATCAACATCTTTTATTGTTTTTATATTTTTTAATATCTTTTTCAATACATACCTTGTAGATTGAACTGAATAACTTGCTATTCTATGACGAATAAGTTGAACATGGCTTAATCTTGATATGCCTGATATATAAAATGTATAATAAATATGTTCCAATATACTATGATGCCCACTATTAATTAACCTTCCTATAAGTTTTTTATCATTTTCACCTATTATTTCATCATATAAAATTGTAAATTCATTTTCTTCTTTAAAATTATTTAGATTTTTTGAATATATTTCTTTTAAAGCAATATTTTCATAATAATTAACATTATTTTCTGTTATTACTTTACTATCGCTATTTTCAAAACTATCATAACAAACTCTTGCTCCAATTATAGCCATAGATATTGGAGAATATTGAAGAAGTTTAATTTTCATTATTTACCTCCTCAAATCTATCACAATCAGCAATATCTAAACTTATACCCCCACCAAAATCAAAAATAATATAATCTTTTATAAACTTCAATTTATTTATTTTTTCCATATTTATGTTTATTAAATTATACTCATCTTCAAAAAATATAAGTTGGATATTATTTATTTCACAATTATTAAATTTCTTACAATTACAACATATATGAAACATTATTTATACCTCCAGTAATTCAGGATTTTCATAAATATTCCCTATAACTTTTTTATGTAAACAATCTGCCAATTCTATAACCAGATCCCCTGCTTTTACTCTAAATGCTCCAGCAGACCAATACACTTTACCAATTATGTCTTTATGAGAAAGGTTATATTTTTCCCTTATAGAAAATGCAGGAACAAATTTTATAATGTCTCCTTCATAAATGTCTTGTCCCTTATTGTCTTTCATCCCTGTATAAAGATTAATTTCAACTTTATCTTCATAAGGTAAAACAACATCTTCAAATTTATATTTTGTTATAAAAAATACTTTTCCTTCCCTATCTATTACATATTTAGCTAATTCATGATCATCTTGTAACCATTCTTTTCCATTCCATATTCTAAACTTAATTTCCTTCATCATTTATCCTCCTTTAATTCAGGTAATTGAAAAAGAGTTTTTCCTGAAGGATCAGGTTCAAAATATTTTTTATAACTTTTATATAAATATTCATTTTTACACTTCATACATCTAAAAATTTCTTCAGTATATACTTCTTCTATTAAGGAAGCATCCATTTCATAGTGTTCACCCTCTTTTACATCAGCCAAATTAATAATTTTCACAAATTCCCTTTTTATTTTTACATTTTCATATTTTTCAAAAAATGTATTACCACATCTACACTTCACACTCTTACCTCCTCAAAACTAAAACTCCTAATGCCTTCGGTTATCTTACTTAGTGCTATTTCATAATTATCTTCTATTGTTCTAACTCTTTTACCATATATACTCTGCCAGACTTTATTAACAATCTCATTCTTAAGGAAATGATTATCTACTGCAAGTTCACTAAATTTCTCATTCAGAACTTTATTAGCCTCTATCAGTAATTTAGCTCTCTCTTCTCTCTGTTTATCTGTTTGTTTTATAGGATTAACAACATAAAAATTATCAATTTTCTTTAATACATTTTCCCATGCAAATCCACTAAACCTTCTTTCCTCAAATCTTTCTATTATGAAACCTATTGTGAGATAGTAAGGCTGTTCAACCATCAGTTCAAGATCTCCCTCTGTCCATTCATCACCAAATAAGTTATAAGCCTGCATATAAATCTCATATGCCTGATGAGCCTTATCTTTGAGATTACTTGCCTTTTCTGTATTAAGGGTTATTATATACTGCTTTATCTCTCTTGGAACTATTACAGCAGGTATTTTTGTATATCCTAACAGCTTACATGCTTCAAGTCTGTGCTGTCCATCTATTACCTCATATTCACCCTTATTATCACTTTCTACTACCACTACTGGAGTTATGAATCCTACCTTTTCTATTGACATCATGAGCTTACTTACAAGGTTATTACTAAGTGCCCTCTGGATATGTGGGATTACAATATCATGAACATTTAAAAGTTTAATGTTAATTTCATACTCTTTCTTCTCCTCCTTATACTTCATACCTGCACCTCCTACCTGATGTTATTGCAATAGTATAATCCTTAATTCTCAAATGTCAATAAATCTTTCTTATACCCATTATAAGCTCACCTTATATAGCTGTAATATAAGGATTAGTAATATTAGAATATTAGCATATAAAAATGGATAGCTTTTTATCAAATATGAATAAACTATAAAACAACATGTGGCATAAATATTAATTATTAAAAACATAATATAATCAAATTGTAGTAATATATAAGCAATAACAAGTAAAAATAAAGCAAAATAACCCAGAATATTAACCATATTAGCTTAACCTCTCTATAATTTCATCAGCAATTTCATAAACAACATAACTATTATCAGCAGGATGAGTATATTTATCAAGTTTCTTCTCCACAAATTTACAGTATTTATTATAAAATTCCCCTTCTTTAGATCTAACATCATCAAAATTTACAGTTGCTCTTCTTGTGTCATCATTAAAACATTTCTGTAAAACATTATCATTTTCAGGTAATTTCAGATAATAAAATTGGAAATCAAATGACAGCTCAATATTATATAAGCCTAACAAGTTTAACAGTTTATCTCTCTTTTCAGTAAATATATCATCAGGGTAATTAAGATAAGTATATACAAAAGGATCTATGAAACATCTATCACAAATAACTATGTAATTATTATTAAATAAAAAACTTCTGATTATCTCAAATTGTGCTAATGATGTTGCCATAAATGAAGCCTGTCTGTGATAAAAATCAAAATCTCTTTTAGGTATAATAACATCATCCATAAATTCTTCTATATCCTCAAGTAAAAATCTAACAGGTTCATCAACAACAATTATCTTTTTATTCTGGAATCTTGATGATAATATTGTTTTTAGTGCATATAACATAGATGTTTTACCATTACAAAGAAAACCTGTCAAAACTATAATATTACTTTCTCCCATTATTAATAACCTCCTTATACTTACAATTTTCATCAAATTTCTTATCTTTTATTTTTTCATATTCTTTAGCACCTAAGAAATTATATTCAACAAGATAGATTAAACCTCCATCCTTATAATAACCATATAAATCTTGCCATCTTTTATCATTTTTACAATACATATACTTCTCCCTATTATTTCTTATAATTACAAAATACTTACAACCCATGCAGGTCATAATTATTTTATCATCCATTTTATTTACCTCCATCTAAAAATTCTATATATTTCTGTATAGAACTTATATGTTCACTTATTAATTTTGCTTGCTGTGGATAACATTTTATTTTAGGTTTATTATTTTTAATAAAATAATCAAAAACACATAAAACATAATGATTTTTTATAATAGATATTTGATACCAATTTTCCTTTCTTTTTTCAATATTATACTCATATTCACCTTTCTGAAATGTTATTGCCATACTTATTACCTCCACAATATTTTCTTAATATCATTTTTATAGCTTTCAGGTATAACATGATGGTTTAGCTTATGATACAACAGGGTATATTTATATATTGATTTTTGCCTGCCATGTTGTCTAATTTTAACTGCAATATTATATAACAGTATCCTCAAAGCCATATTAGCCTGTAAATTTATATCATACTTAAGTATAGTTTCATCATAATAATCAAAATTTAAATATTTTTTAGCTTTTTCTTTTGTCCATATTTTAGTATTAATTTGAAAATAACCTATATCATCTTTATCATATAAACCTTCATTATATTTGAATTTACTTTCAGCATAAGCAATACTGAAGAGCATCTGTTTATACCATTTCCTAAAATCATTTTTATAACCCCTTACAATATTGCACAGATCATTATTGGCATAACAAATATCATTAACAGCTTCATCATAATTAACACTATTTATAGCATTAACAATTTTTTGTCCTGTTTTAAATTGTTCAACATTAATTACACCTGCCAGAAATAAACTTAACAATATTGCTGTAATCAAATTTTAACCTCCATCTTCATCATGCCCTTTATAACTAAATATAAAAGCCAGAATGCTAAACCTGTTTTTATGTTGTAATCAATATGATAATCAAACAGAACATTTATACTCCAGAAAAAGGCAAATGGTGTAAGAAATATAAAAAGTATAAACAAAATAATTATAAGAATATCCATTAGAATATTTTTAGCATTATTTTCCAGCATAATTAACCTCCTTTACTACCATCTCCATCTTTCACATTCAACAGCAGATAAATGTATATTATCATGAACAGAAAATAAAACAAAATTTTTAACATATTTATATTCTTGCTCTACTAACCTTATGAATATCCTGAGATCATCTTTACTTACTACCTCTCCCAAATTTGTTTTATGGAATTCACAATCTCTCCATCTTGCACATGATAAACAAAGAAGCTCATCTTCCTTAATCCCCATGATCTATTACCTCCTCACCTATAAGCTTCAGAAATTCATAAACAGCAATTCTCAAAGCATTAGTATAACCAATCTTCCTGTTGGCTATCAAAAAGTATTCACCATATTTCTGTCTGTATATCTCAATAAGTTTGCTTATTAGTGATTTATATGGTTCAATTCTGGGAAGAATAAGTCTATCATCTCTACCTTGTGAAAGTATAACATTAAGTTCCTCATAACTGAGCAAAACATCTTTGTTGTGATTAATAACATAATCCATCAGCAGTTTAATAAGATTAGCCTTCTTAAGTTTAACACCTTTGGGGTTCAATACAATATTAGCCTTTGTAAGTATCCTCTCAATTTCTCCTCTTGTAAAATACACCATGTAAATCTTGTTTGACATCTTACACCTCCTTAAAAAGTTTCAATTGTTTAAATAGAAGTTCATTATCTTCCTTACCATTAACATATTTTTTACTACTGTCTTTATCATAACCTCTCTTTTTTCTCTGTTTATTAATTTCAACTTTTTTCCTATATAATTCATCAAACTCATCAAGGGGTATATCCATATCTGCTATTATTGTGGAAAAAGAATCAAAGGCTTCAAACATATAGTTTTTATCTTCCTTTTTCAGCCAGTAAATAAACTCAATCAGATCATCTATAAGAACCTCAAACTTATTAACACCAAGGTAAGCATTATAAATTAGTGTATCCTCATGCATTTTGATCATATTATCTACTATACCCTCTATAACCCATTTCTCATCCTTATTATGCTTTAGAAACCATGATAAGAGAAAATGCCATATATCAACAATTTCAACTTTTATGTTATCCATATTTATTTCCTGTTTAGTCCACCATTTAAATCCTGTTGAATCTATAAGTTCACCTATTTCAGATAAAATAGCTGATAGAATTTTATATGATGGTATTTCTTCTTTCCAATTCTCACCTACTAAAAACCTATTAAGATTATCCTGAATATAAAAATGTTCCACTAATCTTTCTTTAATATCTTTCATAATCATACCTCCTCAAATTATTTAAAGACATAGATGTTAAAATCATTTAAAAGCCTATTTACAAAACTTTTCAGTTCATCTTCATCTTTAAATTTTACAATCAAATCATAATCTTCATATGGAGAGTTAACTGTTCTAACATAAATTTTATCATGATCAATTTTCATACTGACAATATTATTAAGGTTTAGAATTAACTTATCAATTTTTACAAACATCACACACCTCCTTTCTCCACAGCATTACATAACACTATAATACCATGTTCAAATTTGTCAATAAGTTTTTCTTATAGCAGGTATAAGCACAGCTTATAATAGTTCCTCAAGAGTGTTAATATGTTTTACACCATTTACCTGCATATAATTTTTTATAGCCTCATGGGGGTTATATTTAAATTTATTTTCTTCTTTTGTGATTTTCTGTCTTAAATATTTACCAAATTTATTCTGAAAATAATATAAATCCATTAGCATTCTATTAAGTTTAACCTTATAATATTCATTAATGTTAACATCTTTTAAAAATTTTAAATAATTATCTATATTATCATATTTTCTGATTATAATATTTATATCATTATTATTATTAATCTTATTAATATTATCAGATTTATCACCATTTAATATTTTAAACATTAAATAATGATTATAATTATCATAATTTGTATAATATTTATAATTATAACATGTTATAATATTATTATTATATATATTATGAAATATAATATTATCATTATATAATAATTGTAATAAATCTTTATCATTACTAATAATTATAATATCATGATTATTATTATTATTAATAGTATAATATGCTATAATATCATCACCTTCATAGTTATTAATAATTATAATCTTATATAAATATTTAATAACATTAATAATATCATTAAAATGTTTAACATATAAATCCCAATTAAAATTATTCTTTTTCCTATCTTTTACCCTTTGTTGTTTATAAGTTTTTAATAATCTTTTCCTGTATTTAGATTTACCTTTATCAAATGTTATTATAATATTTTCATTTTTAACATTATAAAGTTTTTTATATTTGTTTATAGATCTTAGAAAACCCACTAATGTAGGATTATTAACATTATAGATGTTTTTAGTTGTGTGAAGATGAAAGTTTTTGAATAGTAGGGTATTACCATCAATAAGTATCATAACTGTTAACCTCCTTTACACATTTTAGCATATACTTATAAGCTAATATAAGCCATACTTATAACAAGTATAAGAAAGTCTTATTGACAATTCTGGAAGCAGGTATTATAGTTATGATCACCATGATGTATAAAACTCTGTTAATAAGGTTTATGGAAGAGCAGGCAAAAGAATTGGAAAAAGCAGGTGTAAAAAAGGAAGATTATTTTAATGAAAAAGATAAAAATTGTATTATAAATTGGTCTGAAGATGATTGTAAGAGAATTTGGGATAAAATAAATAGAAATCTTTTTATGTTTATAATTGCAAATATTCCTCCAGAAGTTTCTCCTTTTTGTTTAAAGCAGAAATATCCCAGAGAAGAATTTTGTGATGGATGTGAATATAAAAAGAACAGGGATAATAAAGAATGTTTTTATATATATTCAGAATACTATAAAAAAGTTGAAAGAAAAATTATTGATTATGAATATGAAAATAATGATTATGTTATAGATTTTGATTGGTATTTAAATATTGTAGAAAAACTTGAAAAGGAGGTGTTTCATAATGGCTAAAAAGAGAATAAGGAAAAATCATGTGTGGGATAATGCTAAGTGGGAAGAAATAACAGTTGAAGAAGAAAATAATAGTCAACAACAGTATAGAAAAGAGTGGGAATATGTTAACTGGGAAAAAGATAAAGAGATTGAAGGTTATTATATTGGGATAAGAAAAACTAAAAATGGTAAAATTCTGGGATTACTGCTTAAACAACCTCCTTATAATGAAGACGAACCACCATGTTTAGCCTTCTCAATACCTGCTGATTTGAGGATTAAACTGGAAGCATTAGAAAGGAGAGGTAAAATACTACATGGGGTAAGAATAATACTCACAAATGTTATACAGCTTGATGATAATAGGAGGAAATATGTTTTTAAAGTTCAGAACTCTCCAGAGTTAAGAATAGATGAAGATGTTATTATGCAGTATTTATCATTTACACCTGAGAAGCTAACAGGAGGTAGTGTTATATGAAAAAGAAGAAAACATGGAAAAAATGGACTTTGGATGAAATAATGTGGTTAAAGGAAAATTCATATAAATTTACTATTAGTGAATTAGCATTAATATTAAATAGAACACAACATAGCATAAGAACAAATTTGAGAAAATTAGGTTTAAAATATAAAAAATGTTATTTAGGATATGAAGAATCAAAAGAAGAATTAAATAATATAATAAGAAAAAACCCCCATGATTTTTGGTATATTGTTGGTTTTATTGCAACAGATGGTTGTGTTCATAAGAAAAGAAAAACAGTAAGTATAGTTCAAAAAGAAATTAAGATTTTAAATAAAATTGATATTGTTTTTCAGGGGAAATGCTATTTTTCTAAAAAAAGGAATGATTTAGAATCATGGAAATTAATTATAAATAATTTATATTTTAGAGATTGGTTAATTGATTATGGTATAATACCTAATAAATCAAGAATTTTAAAACTTAAAAAACCAATACCAAAAGAATATCAAGCTGATTTTATAAGAGGAGTGTTTGATGGCGATGGATGTGTTGGAATTTATTTGAAAGAAAAAACATGGAAATATTCTTTTGATTGTAGTATTTTTAATTGTTCAAAATCTTTTGTAGATGATATTTATAATATTTTTATTAATAATAATTTATATCCTAATATATATAAAGTGAAAAAAGAATGTTATAAAATTTCTTTTACAAATAGAGAAAATATATTAAAATTTTATAAGTGGATTTATTCTTCACCTTCATTTTTATTTATTGAAAGAAAGAAAAATAATTTTGAAAAACTATTAAAACATTTATATAGAAAAGAAAAGGAGGTGAAAGTATGAGATTATATCAATTGTTTACAAATTTATTAGGGTCTCCTGATCTTATTGAATTATTTGGAGGAAGTGGAACTCAAAAAAGTTATATTGCAACACAAATAGCAAAAGAACTTACAAAAGAAGAAAAAAAAGTTTTATATATAGACACAGAAAAAAATCTTACTAATGAAATAATTGATGAATTTAATAAAATTGGTGTTAAATATATTTATACTCCTATATTTGAAGAACTTTTTTATTTAATTGATGATTTAGAAACTAATGATTATAATTGGGTTATACTTGATAGTATAGGTTTACCTGTGCTCGGAGAATTTGCAACTATGAATTTACAAGGTAGAGGAAATATACTTTTGAATATGCAATCTTTAGCTTATAAATTTAAAATTTTATCAGCTAAGAAAAAGATTTACTTCTTTATAATAAATCAACCAACATCTGAATTAGGAAAAACAGATTATATTGTATATCAACCTAAAGGCTGGAATAGACAATATAAATTTCTTGATTGTCCTCCTATGGGAGATAAAATGTTGTATTTTTTTAAAGAATGCATTATGACTTTTAATATCTTTCAAAATAATCAAAAAACCATAACTGATATTTTTGTTTATAGAAGCAGAAAATTTCCTAAATATACAACATTAGCAAGATTAATAAGACAAAATGATGAATATAAATGGGAGGTTTACATATGAAGATTTACAAGTTCAGAATTTATGATAAGAAAAGGAGGATGATGGTTTATCCTGAAAACTTTGGAGTTGTGAGACTGCCTTGGTATGATCATGGAGATGTGGAATTTATGATCTCAACAGGGATACTTGACAAAAACAAAAGGGAGATTTATGAGTATGATATTGTTAAAACTGATTATGGTTATCACTACATAGTCTATTATGATTTTGAAAGAGTTGGTTTCTATCCATTCTCAAAAGGGGATGGTTGTGGATGTTGTGAGATACATACCGTTTTACCTGTGCTTTGTGAAGTTGTAGGTAATGTTTATGAAACTCCAGAATTAATAAAGGGGGTGATAAATGCGAATATTCTATGGTAATTTAACTTATGAAATTAATATTACTGATATTAAGCAGTCTGTAAATATTACTATTGATAGGGATAATGTAGTTATAAAAATTAACAGCAGGGAATATGTTAGCTATATTTATTTGACAAATTACAATCATGTTAGAAAATGTATAAATGCCAGAGTTAATATTGAAGATGATTATGTATTTATAACCCCATGTAGAACTATAAATATGGAGGTAATAAATAATGAAGATGTTAAAACTACTTAATGAGGAGATTATAGAGCTGTCAATTAAGACCCCAGAAGGTTTTTATAAGGCTGAGATTATTCATGTTGGTAATGAGGGAGAACCTAAATACTTAATTCATGTTAATTCTGAATTTGAGAATGAAGGTATAAAAACACTACCAATACTGCTAACAGTCATCAGGGATTTTATAGTATCATCTATGGCTAAAAATAAGGAGGATGGTATATGAGTTTAAACAACTGGTTAAAAACTAAAATGGCAATAAATGAATTTATAAGCACTATGATAGAGTATTTTGGTGAAGATGATTTTAATTTCATTATGAGGAATCTTGATGTTTTTAATACTGTTTATATTTATTTATTCTTCAAAACGAGAATGTTAAGTGATGAGGATATAGAGCAGATATATAGAGTAATAGAGGAGGTAAAGAATGGGTATAACACATCAGGCAAAAACAAAGAGGGAAAGTATGAATACAATTGATATGTTTCTGAATGCTATTATTGATTATTTTGGAGAAGATGATATGAAATATATATTTGATAATCTTGATGCTTTTATAATTGCAAGAAGATTTTTGAAAGATAAGAAGGGGATAAATAAATATGAAACTGAAGTTATTTTAAGGGCTGTTTCTGAAATCAACAGGAGGTTATAGATATGGGTGAGATTAATATGGTTAACAACAGGTTTTTACAGGTAGGTGATGTTGTTTGCAGTATTGATGACTTTGCAGGTGCCAAGTTTGTTAAAAAGACTTATGAAGATGACAACATGATAACATACTGTATATTTGTAAAGCTAAAAAGTTATAATAACTGGGTTTGTGCCATGGAGTTTAAAACTTATATTACAGCCAGAAAAAAGTATAATGAGCTTATCCATGAACTCAGTAAATATTAAATCCCATAGCTTCCTCTTCCCTCCCTTTTTCTTTTTTTTTAAGGAGGTAGGAACATGAAAGGTTTACAAGTTGGACGATATATAATAAATGTTGATACTATTACAGCAATAAAAAAGTATGTTCATTATGAAGATGGTCATAGTTGTCATGTTCTTGCTATTTATTTTATTGGAGGAAATAGTATAGAATTCCATGAAAAAAGTGAAGAAAAAGTAATTAATGCATATAAAAAAATAAAAAATTTCATTTTTGATGAAATAGTCATTATTTGGGAGGAAAATGGATGATAGATACAACAATATTACAAAAATATATAGGTTTAAAAATTATTAAATGTAAGGGTTATCATCCTGACTATAATCCTGAAAAAAATTACAGAAAAGCTAAAGAACCTGTTGGTAAATGGAAAGAAGCTGAAATATTAACTGAAGATAAATTATATGAATTTGAAAATTGGTTAAATAATAATGGATGGATAGGTTTAGTTATACCTGATAGTTATGTTGCTCTTGATATTGAGGGTGAAGAATGGACATATATTCATGACTTTTTTAATTTATATGATTTTAACAGGCTTGAACATATCAGTAATTTTGGTGGTCATATAATTTTTAAATTAAATAATAATAAAATAACAAATAGATCAAATATAATCACAAAAATTGGTATTATTTTATCAGCATATAGAAAAGGTGAAGAAAGTTATATTGTTGTTTCCCCAAGTAATAATAGGAGATGGGTTAATGATGAGATTGATTTTAACAGTATAGATGTTTTACCTACATTTCTTGAACCTGTTGATATGAATAATTATGAAGAGGTTAAAGAAGCTATCTGCTGGAGATTGAGATGGTTATATCTGAATGAGGTTTTTGCTGGGTATGAGGATATAGATCTTTCCTTCATGGGTTATCTTGTTGATCACAAATTACATAAGGAAGAATGTCTGGAATGTTTCAAAATAATTTATCAAGATGAATATGATGAATATTTAACAAAATCTGTATATGAAAGAGCAGTAAAACTTGAACATAAGAGAGGATCAGGATCATTTATCACAAAAATAAAAGAAGTTGGAGATGATTACCTTTTAAAATTAATTAACAGGTTTGAAGATCTTTTATTAAAACAGAATGTTGTTGTTGATGATAGTGAAAGGTATATAAGTGTAGAAGAAATAAAAATGTCTAATCTTGTTAAAACCTTCAAAGATCTGATGTCTGAAAGGGAGGAGGTAAAATGGGTAATTCCTTCATTTCTGGCTAAGGGCTATCTCACAATTATTTCTGGACAGCCTAAAGTGGGTAAAACATGGTTATTAATTTATCTTGCTATTAAACTTGCTCAGGGTAAAGAGGTGTTTAATGTTTATCCCTCCTCCAGAAGTAAAATTCTCATATTTGAAGGTGATATGAATAAAAATTCCATTAAGCATAGATTTAACATGATGATCACAGATTTTGATGATATTAATATTTTGAATGATAATATTGTGATTGTAAATAAACATGATATAGAAAGGGTGGGTTATATAGCAGATATATCCAAAAAAGAAGGTCAGGATTTATTTCTTTCTACTGTTGATTATGTTAACCCTGATGTAATTATTATAGACAGCATATCAGCATTCCACAGTATATCAGAAGAAAAATCAAGTGAGGTTAAACCTGTTATACAATTCCTGAACTACATGGCGGGTGAAAAAAATAAAGCTGTTATTGTTATACATCACTTCAGAAAAAAGACATATAAACAGGATGATGATAGTGATATAACCCTTGATGATATTGCAGGATCTAACGTTTTTACAAGATTTGCTGGATTTATTTATGGTATGAAAAAATATAAAAAACAAACTGCTTATGATACAGGTTTATTTGATCTTGGTTCATGGTTTGATGTTATAAAATATGTCAGGTTTAAAAAGAGGAATGAAAGTGGGAAAATGCTATTACAATTTATGGAAGTAGATAAAAACATAAATCCTTATTATTTTACAGAATTCCTGATAACAGAGAGTATTAATAAGTTTGGACATGAAGATAAAAACTATATTATTAATGGTTTAATGAATTATCTGGATATAGATGAATATGATGCTAATAATCTATATTTGAAGACTAAAATTTATATATGAGGAGGTTTAACATGACAAAATTGGAATATGTATTTAATCAACTTGAGGGAAGGATAAAAGATGATATACTTGCTGAATTAAAGGTTGTTGTTAAAAGTTTATGTGGTATTATTGTTTCCCTTGATTATGCTTATATTACAGACTGTAGGTATAGATATTCACACAACAGGAATTATATTGAACTGATACTTGATTATAAACCTGATGTAAATATTGATAAGTTAATTTCAGCTTCAAGAATTGTATATGGTTTTCTCAGAAAGCAAAACCCTGATGTTATTAAGTATATTAATATTATTGGAAGACTGCCAAAGGAAATAATGAAAGATGAGAAAAACTATAATTGGTTTTGATGTTGGTTTGAATGGAGGAATAGCTGTGTATAATAAAGATAAAGAAATTAAAACATATAGAATGCCAGTAATTATAAATAAAAATAAAAAAACTTATGATATTAAAAAAATTTATAAAATAATTAAAAATAATAAACCTGATATTGCTGTTATTGAAAGGGTGTGGTCTATCCCCTCAGATGGTAATGTTGGAGCATTTACATTTGGTTATGGGTTTGGTGTAATATCTGCTTTATGTGAAAGTATGATAAAAGAAGTTGTTTATGTTTCACCTCAAAAATGGAAAAAATATTTTAATCTGAAAAGAAATAAAAAACAATCTGTTAATTTATGTAATAAAATTTTTAATACAGATTTTAAAGTTAAAGATGATGGTCAGGCAGAAGCATTATTATTAATTAAATACTACATGGAGGTGCAGACATGAATATTAACAGATTAAAAAAGATACTCATAAAATATGAAGGGCTTAAGCTAAAGCCTTATAGGGATACAAAAGGGAAATTTACAATAGGAGTAGGAAGAAACCTTGATGATGTTGGTATTAGCAAAGATGAGGCTCTGTATATGTTGCAGAATGATATAGATAGAGCTATTAATGTTCTGGATGAGATCATACCTGAATGGGTGGAACTGGATGATGTTAGACAGGAGGTTATGATAAATATGGCATTTAATCTTGGTTATAAATTAAAAACTTTTAAAAATTTTTTATTTAATATCAGGAAAAAAGATTATGAGAAAGCAAGTGAGGAAATGTTAAACTCCCTGTGGGCTAAGCAGGTTGGCAGAAGAGCAGATGAACTGGCTTATGCTATGAGATATGGTAAATATCCTTTTGATGTAGATAATGATGTTGAAGAGGATAAATTGTTAGATTATCTTAATAATAGGGTATGGAGAGAACTGAATGAAGGATGGTAAAAAGGGTAGCATGTTCAAAGAAGATAATGGTAAACTTTCTTTTTCAAGAATAACAGGTTTTATTCTCCTCATGTGGTCTATGTGTATAATTACCTATCTGTCTATAAAAAACAATAGATTTATAGATCTTCCCACAGTAATAGCAGGTTTAGCAGGAGGTTTGTATGGGATTAATAAAATTGGTGAGGTCATTAAAAATGTTACTAATCGCAAGTAATATAATCATTATTGTTTTATTAGCATTTTATATTGTTTATCAGGATCAACAGATTGAAAAATTAAATATAATGAATGAAAATATTAAAAAAGAAAATAAAATTTTAATTGAGAATATGAAATCTTTGGAAGACAAATATTTGAACATTATTAAACAGCTTAAAAAAGAAATTGAAAATAAAGATAATATATGTAAAAAACTGTTAGAAAGGAGGAAAAAGTTAGATGAGAAACTTGATGAAATTGATAGGTTATAAGATACTTGAAATCATCAGGGTTGTAGCTTTATCTGTCATTATAGGTTATTTTATTTTTATACTTATTATACTTTTTTCCACAATATTTGGTTGTTCAGCTAAAAAAGAAAATAATAAACCTGTTGTAATTAAAGAACCTGTATATATTAAGCATAAAATAGAAAATATACCTGAAAGACCTGTATTAGAGGAAGTAAAATGGATAAAAATAAATAAGTATTATTGTGTAGATAAAAATAATGCAAAAATTTTATTGAAAAATTTATATAAACTGGATAATTATGCAAGAGAATTAGAAATAATTATTAAACAGCATCCCAAGTAATCTTCTCTGCTCTGAAATAAACTTTGGTTTGAATAACAGTATATTTATTTCCATCTGGATCTTCAAGTTCAACCTCAAGGTATGCATTATCAAACAACACTGTCTCTGATGGATAGAATTTTATAGTAAACATGCCATTAGGAGGATCTGTAATATCTATCTGTGTTATATCTCCATTCAATACATTACTGCTTCCCTTTTTAACATTATTATTACTATCATAAAGTTCAGCTCTAATCTTCCAGTTTGTTAAGTCAGTATTAACCTTTACATCAATAAATAGACTATCTCCTTTAACAGATGTTATAGGTTTAACTGCTGACATTATTAAACACCATTAAAGGTGTGATTAACTATAACCTTCAGGGTATCATTACTTGTTTTATCAAAAGCTGTTGCAAATAGGAAATGTGTGAGTGCTTTGGTGGGTGTAGTTATATTATCTACAATTGCACCTTCAGCAATACCTGTTCCATTTGCTTCTGCTGTTCCATAACTGACTCTCCAAGTAACAACATCAACACCTGCACCTGTATTATCAGGATCACTATCATTAGTAACAGGATAACCTGTATCAATAGCTTTTTCTGAACCTGCCAGAACAGTTGTTACATCAGTATCAGTTTTGGTGGGTGCAGTAGTTCCTGTCCCAAGTCTCATTCCTCCAACAGTCCAAGAGGGTGATCCTACTACACTTTCAGCATAATACTGGTCTCCAGCATCAGTAACAAGATTTTTACCTGCTATGTAAATATAAGTATCTTTACACTTTAATACAGCATGAACATTCCAGCCTTCCTCCTGATGACCTTTTATAAGTTCTCTTAATTTCTTCTTTGAAGTTGTTTCCCAAACCATTTCTTAACCTCCATAATTTTTCTTACAATATTAAATTTAATACCCTTTTTATTTATCTGTTTTTTATTTAATACCACAATAACATCTTCACTATGCCTGACTTTTTCATTACTCATATAACATTTACCTCCACATCAAAATCTTTTTTATTAAAACTGATCACCTCAATATTATATACACTCATACTCAAAACTTCAACTTTTTTAATATTAAATTCCAATATTATTATTTTCTGTTTAGGTTTTATAAACTGTATTAGTTTTCTAATTATACCACTAACAATATTTACACTTTCATTAACAATCTTATAGAAACCTCTTATAAAATTACTGCTTTCAAGTATATTAACATTATCAGATATTAACCTCATGAAGTTTATATTTCTCTGTATAGCATAATTAATATTAACTGTATTACTAATTAATCTTTTTAATGTTAAAAACTTGTTGTTATCTTCAGAAATTTCCACATTACTTGCAATTCTCCTTACAAGATTTAAAACTTTTTTATTATTTTCACTAATATTTATTGTTTCAGCTAATATTTTTTTAATATTTTTTAAATAATTTACACCTGTATTTATGTTCTCATTTTCATTTATTAATTTTATTAAAGCTGTTATACCTGCTGTTACAAGATGAATAATATTTTCAACCAAATCTACACCTTCATTTATAAATTGTTTTATAAATTTTCTATAAATAACATCATCAACTATGTTAACTGTTTCATTAATAATTTTATTTAAGTTCAGTCTGTATATAATATTTGTTGTTAGGTTTACAGTTTCATTAATTACCCTCTTTAATCCTAATTTACCTAATACCCCTGTTGTTATATTTACACTTTCATTTATTAATCTTTTTAATGTTAATCTGTTTATTATATTTGTTGTAAGATTTACAGTATTATTTACAATTTGTAAGATAAATAACTTATATAAAACATTTGTTCCTATTTCTTCAACTTCACTTAATAGCTGTTTTATAAATTTTCTGTAAATATTATTCTCATTTATATTTACAGTTTCATTATACAGTCTTGTCATTATTAATTTTTTAATACTTTCTTCGTTTATATTTACTGTTTCTCCATTTAATCTCCTTAAGGTTAAATATTTATTAGCATTTTCATTAATGTTTACAGTTTCATCAATAATTCTGTTTAAAAATAATAGGAATAAAATATTTTCATTAATATTAAGAGTTTCATCCAGAACTTGGGTTATCTGTGTTAACTGTATTTTAACTATGTTTTCATTCAAATCAAGATTTTCAGCTGTTATTTTTATAAGAGATTGAACCTGTGTTTGTCTAAAGTATAATAAATGTCTTAATCTCATACAGCTAACACCTTCCAGTCAATATTTTTTGCTGTTCCTTCAGTTTGAGTTATATCCACCTGAAGTCCCTGATCAGAAGGTATAGGGGGAGAAAGGAGGATAGGTTCTATAAGTTTTCCTCTATAAGATCCTGTGCTTACTATATTTACTGTTCCTGTTGATAACACCCTTGTCTTTATTTCTATAACTACAATATCTGCTAAATCAAGATTAGAGAGGTCTATCATAACAACATAAATATTACTACCTGTTCCAATATCATTAAAAACTGTTGCTGTTGTTCCTACTGTTGGTGTTAATGTTCCACTTGCTAATACCTGCATAATATTACCTCCTTAACCAAATAAATATATTGAATAATCAAAAACTGTTTCTGTTGTTGATAAAGGATCATGGCTAATTGCTAATCTTTCACCTTTTGGTATATAAACAGGAAAAGATAATAAGTTAGGAGTAATTTCATCTGTTGTTGAATGCACTACATTTCTAAAATTATAAATTATTTGCTCTGATCCACTTTGACCTAAATATAAATTAAAATAAACACTTTGAAGAGAGGGTGCTGTATTAATTTGAGCAAGAGATGTTGAAATTATTATATGTTTTACATTAAAAGGAACAGGATTAACAACTTCATATATAGTTGCATATCCATCAGTATTTACTTGAATATCATATCTTCTATATGCAGAATAACTTATAGATGAAAAAGGTTTAAATATTGGATATATATAACATAAAATACGCCTTGTTGAATCTCCTATATTTGCTTTTACTCTTCCATATAATTTATATCCTCTTGGTATTTCTAAAGGAATATAAGTTTTAAAAATTTGATATTCAGAATCCTTATGCACCCTAAAATCAGATAAAATTTCAGTTATATTTGTTCCATCAGTAGATATACCAATATCAATCCAAAAATCTGCATTAATAGATGCATTACCAATAAACAAATAGAAACCACAAACATCATAATTAATGACTGTTCCTGTTGGACTAAATTCTGTCCAAGCACCATCTACATTAGCAGTATCACTTATATATAATGCTTGATATAATCTTTTTTCAAGATGAATTTTTGTTTGTAAACTAAATATTTCCATTATATACCTCCTAATATATTAATTCTTCTTCTGTTCATATTTCTTATCTCCTGCCAATTAATATTAGGTTTCCTATCTGATCCTCTCATACTAACAGCATAAATATTATTATTCAAAATATTATTTTTATCATTCTCATAATTAATCTCTATATTGTCCAATACCTGAAATAAATTATTTAACAAATTTTCTAATAAAATTTTATCAGCCTGAGATAACTCATTTTTAATATATTTTTTAATTATAAATAAAAATGTTAAAAAATTTTCATAACCATTAAATAAAACTTCAATATCAGAATAAGTTTCTGTTAGCCAGAAAAGCATTTCCTCTTTTGTTACATCAGCCATTCTAACCTCCTTTTAAATAACATACCAATTACTACCATCTGACTGTATCCTTAAAACTTCATATTGAGCGGATAATGTTTTAGTATTTACTCCATCTATTGTTTGTGTTCCAGCATCTACAGTTACAGTATTTGTAGAACTGTCAATCTTTTTTATAACATAAACTTTCCCTGATGTAGGTGCAGGCAAAGTTATTGTTATATTACCTCCTGAAGCATCAACAAGTATGGTATGCTGTAAATCTGTTAAAGTTGTATCAGCTGTTACTGTTGTTATGGGAAGATAACTTATATGATAACCATCTAACATATCAGCACTCAGACCTGAACCATGACCACTCAGATAACCATCAAGTAAGATAAAATTGTTATTACATATATCCCTCCATGCTGTTGCTCCTATCTCAATAGTTTCCAGACCATTAGGTAATAGTGCCATTCTTCTTTACCTCCTCACTTATTAATAAATATAAATCTTCAAAGGTCATATCAAGTTTCAGATAATAATTATTTAATTTTATGTTAAAAATATCCTCAATAAGCATAACAAGTTCAATACCTGCCAGACTATCTATACCCAAACTTTTTAATATTATTGATGATGTTATAGCATTTTTATTTACACCACAGTAGTTAGCTAACAGGTTTATTAACTCTTCTCTAATAACATCAGACATTCACTATCACCTCATCTGAATACATACCATTAGCTAATGTTCTGAATCTCCATGTAGTATTAGCACCATATCCCAAAGCTGTCCAGACAAGTCTTCCTGTGTTAGATTGTATATAACTGCTGTCAAGGGTGAAAACAGTCTGCCAGTTATCAGGTGAAGCCTGTATAACTCCTTCCATAACCCCCTCATCTTCACCTGCAACAATACTATCAGCATTCCTGTAAACAGCACCTTTCTGTCTCACACAGGGAACTATTGTGAATGTTGTATCACTACCACTTACACTTGCTTTTATATTTGAAGGAGGATAAGGCTTCTGAGGTCTATACTGATAAGTATAATTTACTGTTGTTGCTGTTCCATCTGTAAAATCATTAAAAGGTATAAGATCAACAGTTAAGGTTGTATTAGTAGGTGTTATCTGGATTGTGTAAAGATCTGATAAATTTATATACAGAAACCACACATCAGTATTGGCAGTATGAGAAGTTATCTGTGTATCATGTATTCCCCTTATAAGATTGCTTATTGTAAATGTTCCATCATTATTATCCTGACAATTTTTAAAAACAATAATCTCATTATCTATCAGCATGGAGTTAGCAAGTTTCTGCCATGCTTGTTCTGTTAATGCTACACCTCTTATATCCTGCACATTTTGGACAATTATCTGTGTCTGTCTGTCAACGGGTCTATTATAAGAAGGAATATCATTAACTAATGTTCCCAGAGCATAAATATTCACAGGTAATATCTTCTTTAAATCTCCATTAACATAAACTTTTACACCATAAGCATATCCAGTAGGATCAGTATATAAAGCTATAAATGATGGGTTTTTATTAACCTCCTGATAGCTGTCAATTATTTTAACATTATTAATAACACCTGTATCAGTTGAAGGTGGTAATGCCAAACCTGTATCCTCAACAACTACATCTATATCAGCAATAGAGAAAATATCCTCAACACATTCAATCTCAATATAATTTTTATACTCTTCATCATAACCAATATTCATAACCCTAAAGACCATGTTGTTTATACCAAGTCTATTTGATGAGAATTGTATAAGATCACCAAGTTTAAGAGAGGTTGTTATGGGTATTTTCATTTTTAATGTTGCAAGAGGATAAGCCATTTTTCTAACTAATCTTTTCAGTATTTTATTAGCATTACTTTTATTGGTTATCATCATGAATGAAAATGAATTAGACCTTTCAAAACCAAGTATTTTCCTGACAGAAGGTATCCATGTTTTTATTGCTGATCTACCAAAAGTTTTACCTTCAAGATCTGTATATTCAACTATGATCTGGGAATATAAATCTTCAACTGACTGTCTTGAGAACTGAACATCTTTAACATCATCATCAGTAAAAGTGCTGACAACAGGATCACCATCTCTGATCAGTTTTAATGTATATTTACCTGTCTCAACATCAAAAAACAGCAGACCATCTATATGTCTGAGTATCTCTTTTATCCATTCCTTAGCAGATTTTGATCCTTCCATGATGAATGAAATACCTAAACCTTCATTATAAAGTGTTTGAGATGCACTATCAAAACTGTTAACATCAATCATATTAATAGGTATTTTCAACATATCATAAAGGATATAAAAGATGGCATGAGCAGGGTTTATATCATAAGAGATACCATTAAATATTTTTGCATAAGTAGGATTTAAATAGGTTGAGGAAACATGACTTGTTTTTTCCACTACAAAACCATATTTGGGAGTAGATCTGACATTATCACCTACAAAGACATCATCAAAAACAACATAGGCAATATTTTTATAAATAATATCTTCACCTGTTCTATTCTGTAATACAGGATCAGGAGAAGTTTGATCACCAAGGTAGAATGTTAACCATCCATTTCTCTTTCCTGAACCATATGTATCAGCCTGTCTGCCTGTTATTACACTTTTCATAGTTCCACTTGTTGTTATGTTGAGATCTACAAGAATTTTATCATCAAAATAGTAGTAAACATATCTATCTATCTTGTGTGCCAGAGCTATTGCAAATGTAGCATGCCAGCTCCATCCAACTATTTGTTCATCCTGATTTTTACCGGGATCATATTCTATGGGTTCATTTCTGACATTCCCACCATAAATATAATTTCCATAAACCAGAACACTTCCAAACACTTCTCCTATTACTCTTGCACTATCATTACTTGGAAAATCAAATTCTCTTGTGGAGGGTCTCTGCATGCCTTCATCTTCAGGTTTGGGTAATAAAAGATATGTTATAACTAATGTTGCTATTGTTAGAACTGCAAGTGCTATCCATCCCCATGCCATATTTACCAACCCTCCGTATAAAAATTAGTTTTGGGTATAAAAGGAAAACCACCAAAATTGGGAGAATTATTGAATTTATTTTTACATGTTGATAATTTTTTATCACAGCCAGCATAGATTTTTATAATGTTATTCTCATCAAGGGTTTGTAAGGGATAAAGTATGGTTATGGTATCTCCTACATGTTTGGTTATAAAATTGTATTCAAATTGTAATTCAACATAACCCATAGTGAACCATCCATCAGCATAATTACCTATTGAGGGATGAGATATTTGTGTTCCTGATACTGTAAGTTCATCAACATTCAGGGTTAATACATAATTTGATGATAATACACCACATTCAGGAGAATAGAGATCCCATGAACAGGGTATAGAGTAAGTTCTGTTGGGAATATTATTCTCAAACAGGATTTGTGATGTTATACATTTTAACTCTGCTTCACCTTTGTCAAGATTAATAGAACATGATAGAACTTTACCAACCCAGATTGTTATACCACTTTCATAGTCAATAATCTGTATATTCAGGTTAAAAGGGTAAATGGATTTAAAAAGGTTTGCAGGTGGTTTATCATAAGGCATTTTTATAGTCAGTTCTGCTTTATCAACCTGCACCTCTATTTCACTTCTCTCAATAGCTATACCTTCATAAACTTCTCCTCCAAATGTTATATTTGTTGTCCCATTATTATACAGCCAGTTATTCAAGTTGCTTGTAAATTTAAACAATTCCACTCTCATGGACTTTCCTCCACTAACCACTTAAATGACAGCTTTCCTTCTGCAACCCACAATCTTCTGAATTCCAGCTCAAGGGTATCACTTTCAAATCTAACAAAATATACATACTCAATATCACTATTAGCAGGTAGATCAACAGGCAAAGCAGTATCCAGACCTAATGTTATATCATTCACACCTTTAGTATAGCTTATAACCTTTGCATAAAAATCAATTGATGGTATGTATATATGAAGAACATAATTATCAACATAATAATCTTCATAATTATAAACAACTGTTATGTTTGTAGATGTTGCTGTTGCTGAGGTTGTTGTCTGTGTTTGAGTTTTATATCCTCTCAGCCAGAAGGGTTCATATCTTCCTTTCCTATCATAGAAAAACTGTTTTAATCCCCAGATATCCTGCAGATTTGTAAATACATACTCAAACTCCAGAATTTGTTTAGATCTGTCAAACAAATATCTTCTTCTTTTCTGCCAGTCTCTACCAAGTAAAACATAATTTGTTGAAAGATTATATGTTGCTGGATAAATAGGTTTCAGCTCATAAGGAAAAACATAATAATTCTTATATAATGCCATTTCTTAATACTCCCTAACATTTAATTTAATTGTTATTATACTGTCAGGCTCTTCATCAATATCTACCTCTTTTTCAAGTATTGCAACTTTTGATGGTATAACAGGAGTTCCTTCAGAGAAAACATACAGAGGTGCTCTATCAAGTTCAATACTATCAGAATAAACAGCTGTTATCTTCAGGGCATCAACATTCACATTATCACAGATAATTACATAACCATTAACATAAAAATCTCTGTTTGTAGTATCAAGATAGATTATATTTGATGTTGTTGAGGTTGGTTGAGTTAATGTTGATTTTGAAGACCATATAGGGTGCAGGATTATTTTTGTTTGTAAATAATTCAAATAAATCAGTAATTTTTTAGCTTTATCCTTACTTTCTTTCAGTTCATATTCCCATTCCATTCTGGGTGTTTGTAGTGTTATCTGTCTCTTCTCCAAACCTGATACAGAAGTGAAAACCTGTGTCATAAACAAATATTTTTCTTTATAGCCTGTTAATGGTTGTAGAAGTTTATTATTAAATGTAAATGGTATTGCTCTCTGACCTGTTATATATGTTTTTAATGTGTATATTGTATTTGAAGATATGTGTAAACCATTAAAAACTATATAGCCACTTAGATTAGGATTACCTTCTTCAGATATGTATAGTGTTGCATTCAGACTGTCAAAATATTTAAGAGTGTAAGGATAGGTTATATTTGTATAAACATTATCAATATCTAACAGGCTTTCACTGTCTAATCTGCTGTCATCAAAATGTGTATTCCAGAATGTTATTGTGTGCTGTTGTGTAGAAACTATCAGATCAGCATTTATTTTTGATGGTTGTAAAAGTAGTTTATTAAAAATTATATTTGAAGTTTGATAATTTAGTTTTACCCCATTAATAGTTTTATAGGCTGAAGATGTTGAATAAGGAGGTGATATATTCTGGATACTGCCTGATAAATGTTGAGATTGTATTTTACTATCATTTAGATAATAACCTGTTTGATAAGATGTTAAGTTAATAGTCTCAAATACATAATCATAGTAATAACCACCAATTGTAGCCATATTATTAATTTAACTAAATAATCTTTTTTATTGCAATCCCAACATTTGTTAAATAATAATTATCAAGATTGGCAGAATAATGAGGAAATAAAATATATGTATCAGCACCAATTGTTATTTGAGTATCAGGTTGTATTCCATCTATTGAGGTTGCATAAATATCTTTAGCATATCCAACAGGAGGGAAATTATCTTTTACTCTATAAAAAACAGGTGAAATAAAAACAGGCACATATACACCAAAAGGATAAAAAACCATATCAATCCAGAATTTAAATGGTATATTGGTATCAATTTGAACAGTTGTATCTTCAAAATACAGACCAAAATGAGTATTTAATATATCAGAGTCATAAGGATTTGTTCCTAAATTTCTTTCACAATTCATAGTTCCAAAATTATAGTTAATACCATCATATTCCATAAACCATCCTGAATTCATATTTCCAATTGTTACAATTAGATTACCATTAAAATCATAATTCGTTGTATAAGAGGTATCATACTTATACGCAGGATGTATATTACCACATGTAAAATAAATGGGATTATAACTATCAATACTAATTAATTTTCCTAATCCAAGATGTTGATAATACAAACCATCAATTTTACAGACAGCATAAATATAATTAGCATTATCACTAAAAAACCAGTATTCAAATTGCTGATTAACAGGTAAACTTATTTTTGCTACATATGTGTCTCCTATATTATCTGTATATATTCCACCATATTGATAAGCTGAATTAGGTTGATTGAAAATATCCAAAGTTGTATCATAACCATAACCAACATTATGAGCCAGAAATGTTTGCAATTCAGGATCAGTATTATCTTCAAAAATCTGCCAGCTAAAATAAACTGTTTGATTGTTAGAAGGATCAGTATAGGAGAATATTATCATTTTGTTAACACCATCAGCACTATTATAAACAGTTTGAAAGGGAGATCCTGTTCCAAGATTGGTTATAAAATTCATAAATTTATTCATAAAATCACTTTTAGATACAGCTAAACCATTCTCAAATGCCATCTTATAACACCTCCTTAACAGCTATATATTTACCTGAATAATCAGCATCTTGAAAAACATGATAGTTATCAGTTCCTATAACAATTATATCTTCAGATGTAACATTTCTATTAGTAATATAAAAACAATCTATTAATTCACCAATTAATTGTGCTCTGTGATTTGGGTTAATGTTTCCGTTATATGTTTTAGCAATTATTATTAATGGATGTAAAAATTGGTTATTATTAAATGTTAAATTATAAGTTGTATCCATATATGGATAAAAAGCAATTTCTTTATTATAAGCTGAACCCAAAAGCCATGAATAATTAGTATCAACATAACCATAAGCCCATGAACCATTGGGTAATTTACAGTAAGTATTTGATAGATTACTATTTCTCATAAAAGTAAAAAATCCTGCATTATTGGTATCACTATAAGCTATATCCTGATAATAAGAACCTCCTATGAGATAGCATTCATCATAATTAGGTAAATAAGGATAAAATCTGCCTATATACATGCTCATATAATAAGTTGAAACATTAGCTATTAAAACAACTCTTTCTCCAGATGAAAATATCCAGTATGGTATTTGTTGATCATATAAACTGAAAACAGGAGCAGAATAATTAACACCTATCTGTCCTGTTATATCTACATTACTATCATAGGTTTTGAACATATACAGTTTCCAGTTCCATATATTATTCACACTATCATTAAAAGTTCTGAATGCTATATGAAAAGATTTAGTTCCATCCAGACCTTTACCTTCCAGAACAAGATCACCATCAACATTATTAACATCATCATAAGTTTTAAGTTTCTCTATATAAACCTGTGCAGATGGTAATTTGGAAGATATACACTGCCATGTTACCCCACCATCAACAATCTGATCACCTATATTAGTTGTCCAAGTTGGTTCAGTTGTTCCTGATGTCCCTGCTGTTACACATTCATACCTGTAACCATTTGCAGTTGTAGGTTCAATAATATCACCAAGGTTGTATGCTGTGCTTGCTGTCCATACTCCATCGCTTGTATTTGTCAGATGTTTCCTCAATCTTTCAAGTAAATCAAGATAACCATTAGCAGTGCTTTTCTCAAATGCCATTATTAACCTCCTCTACCAACTACATTTCTTATTATCTTTCTACCTTTCCTGCTTGTCAAATATTGTTCAATAAGACTCTCATCCAGAACATTAATAATATTTATTTCCTGTTCACCCTGTTGACCCTGAGCATTAGTAAACATAACAGGTATATGTCTTCCATCAGGCAGAGGAACAACAGCCTCATTATCTCTACCTTCTCCTATTAATGCTAATGTTGGTTCTGTTACTACTCCACCTGTCTGGAATGTTTGCAGACCACCTTTTACTATACCACCTTTAGCAAGAGTGAAAACAGGTAAAGGATAACCCATAGCACCTGCAACAGCTCTTATGGTCATAATTGTCAGTAATTGAGCAAGTATGCTTGTTACCACTCTTGCTATAACATTTCTTAGAATTTCCAGCACATCTTTAAATTTCCTGATTTTTCTCATTAATATTCCATCTATTAATTGAGAATAGAATGAATATAAACCCTGTAGTAATTGTTGAGCAAACTGAGCACCAAGATTATACAGACTTATAACTTCCCATACTTGATTTTTCATACCTTGGATAAATCCTTCAGAGAAAGTGCCAGTAAACTTAATCATGTTTTGTTCAGCCTCAGCAAGTTTTTCATTAACTTCTGCTATCCTCTGTTCTAACAGTATCCATTCAGTTGATCCTGATTTAACAGTTGACTGCATTTGTATTAATCTATCTCTTAGTTGAGAATAAAGGTTTATCTGCTGTCTCAAACTTTCAAAAGGTGTAATCTGTCCTCTTCTTTCCTGTATCTGAACATCAGTAACCCTTGCTCTTGTTTGTTTTATAAAAAATGATGTATCCCTCCTTATTAAATCCTGATTAAGCTGTCTTATCTTATCATTAGCATTAACAATTTCCCTTATTATTGTAATTAACTGATCCTCAGTATATTGTCCTGTCTCCAGCCAGCTCTGTAATGCCTGCTTATAATCCTCCCACAGTGCTATCTGTTCTTCTATATAGATATTACCACTTGCAAACTTTAACATTAATTCTGGAACTTCAACAAGATCTTTTTTCAGATTGTTAATTTCCTCATCAAGATCTTTAACCTGATTTTTATATTCAACAATAGCATCAACATCTTCATCCTTTCCTTTAGTTATTTGTAGTTTTTCTCTTATTTCCTTTTCTATATCTTCCCACATTTTACCAAAATCACCTTTAAACTGAGAAAATGATATTTTTAATAATTTTTTAGCTTTTTCTTCTAACATATCTATAAGATTACCTATTTTACCTATGCTGTCTTCATATCCCTCAATTATGTAATCAAGAAAAGTTTTTTGTTTGGGAGGAGGTTCACTAACACTTCCAATTAACCAATCAAGTATGCCAACAAGTTTATCTTTACCAACAATACCTGATTGTTGTATTTTATCTCTCCATGCCTTAAGTTTATTTGTTAACCACCCTTCAAAGAAGTCAGAGAATATAGTTTTTAGCTTATCAACCATCCATCTGAATACACCTATAATAGCACCTGATAAACCTACCATAATGGCAAGAAGAACAAAACCTCTCCTACCCAGAAACTTAAATAATTTTTCCCAATTCACAGCAACAATTTTCATAACAGCAATTAAGCGATCAAACATTTTTGGGAATAGAAATTGTAAAAGAATAAATAGTTTTAAAAGTTCTTTTCTCATAAAAATAAAGAGTTTGCCCATAGGTGATTTTATAATTGCATAAAGAAGAGCAATCTTTTTTCCTGTATCATAAATTTTAAACAGAATAGTTTTTACAACAAATAAAATAACTTTGAATTTTATCCACATGGTAATTATTTTTATCATTAAATTAACAAATTCTTCATTTTGACGAGACCAAATTATAAGAGTTTTTATAAAGGAATATGCACTAATAACAGCATCAGCAAGATAATCACCCATTTTCTTTATGGTATTAACAGTTTCTTTTTTAGGTGTTATTTTGTAGAATTTATTTCCAAGTCTATCTACTATTTCTTCTACATTAAATAACTGCTGGATTATATCATCAAGTATAAGTTTAACTGTGAGAAAGAATGCTGATCCTCCCTCCCCAAAAGCTCTTCTTAGTGTATATGATAATGCAAATATTTTACCACTTAGAGTTTCAAATTTGGCAGACATAACACCTTCAAGATCTTTTAATCTCTTTTTTAATTCATCTACTAATATACCCTGTTCTTTCCACTTCTTAATTAAACTATCATTTATACCGAGTATAACAGCAAGAGTTGAAGATGCAGGTTGAATACCACCCTGAAGTAAATCCCTTGCTTCCTGAACAACCTGATTCATAGGTAGTTGTAAAGCCTGAACAGCCATAGCAAATTTAATAGAGAGATCAACCATATCCTTTAATGATGCTCCTGCCTGTAAACCAAATCCAACAATAGCCTGAAATACTTGAGCAACTGTTTCCATAGGAACAAATGCCTGTAAACTCTTTTCTCTGATATCCTCCATAAGATTAGCTGATATTTTTAATGCTGTATTAAATTTTTCTACACCCTGTAAAACCTCTCCACCTACTCTGATTTCTCCTATCATGGTGAGAACGGTTGCAATGCCAAGTGTAAGATCTTCCATCTGTTTGTTATAACCTATCATAGTCTCAATTGCACTTGTTGTTAATGTTATTACTTTATGTAAAGCCTCAAATGCAAGAACATATAAGAATACAATCCTGAACAATCTGCCAAATGATAGTTCCATTTTCTCTTGTTCTCTTATAAATTCTCTCAGTTTGTTAGTTGTTTTATTCTGACTGTCTTTCAGTTTATTATTAGATCTTACTGCTCTCTCCGTTACATTACTCATATTATTTAATTTTCTGTTAACATTATTGATATTATTTGCAAAAATTTTTAAATTTTTTGAAGATGAAACAAATTTATTCATTCTATTTTCAAGACTAATAAAAGACCTTTCTAATGTCTGCATTCTTCTTACAACTCTTCTGTTTGTTCTTGCAAGTAAGTTTAACCTTCTTCTTAAACCCTCAATTGATGATGTTGTTCTCTGTATATTTTTTGTTAGTTCATTAATTCTACTGCTGGATCTTGCAAGTATGTTTATTTTTTTACCAAGATCTACTATCTGTCTTCCTAATGCTGATATCTGCTGTGATGCCTGTCTTATACCTTTTACTTCACCTCTTATTATGATTCCTAAAGTTTGTTTAGCTTCTGCCATATCTATTATTAAATTTAATCCTCTCTTTATTTATTTTATCCTGAATTTTATTATTTACATAATTTATATAAACCTCTTCCATAACCCTTATTATCCTGAAGGTTATATACTTATGGTAATCATCAAGTTTATATAAATTAAAAACATAATTCAAAGCATTATAATTTATTCCCCATATTCCACCCTCAACAGCATTAACCTGAGTTATAACCTGATTAAATATATCAACATAAAAGAATACATTATAAGGCAGGTCTATACCAATTCTTTCAGTTAAAACCCTGTTAACACTCTTTCCTTCCTTTTCAGCTTGTTGTCTTATTGCACTAATATACTCTATTAACTCCAAATATTTTTTAAACCATTCCTTTACTTTTTTTCAAAATCTATCACTTCCTCCTCAAGTTTTTCTGCAAGGGTATTGGCTTTATTAAGTAAAAAGGCATCAAAGGGTATAACCTGTCCATCCTCTCTGGGAACAACACCAAAGGCAAGTAAAAGAATTACATCATCAGGATTATACTCTATTTCCTCATCATCTTTTATATCTCCAAAATCAAGATCAGGCATAATATTTTTAAGAACTTCACCCGTTAGACCTTCCCATCCCTTAACCTTTTTAGCAAGATCAACAGCAATACCACTAATTTTTATAACAGTATCTCTTCCACCCACCTTTATCCTTAACTGTTTTACCCTTTGTTCCACTTCATTACCCTTGGTTATGGTGTTTTTCCTCATAATTTCCTCAAGTTCAGGCTTTGTGATCCTTTCCATCTCAATATGGAATTCACCATAGACATTAATCTTTTCATACTTTGGTCTGAAGCTCAGTTCTGATAACCTCATTATGCACCTCCAGATAATATTATACAGCAGAAAGAGTATTCTTAATGGTTATTTTAACATCACTACCAAGAGTTGTATCATAAAAAGCCTGCCAGTCAAAATTTTGATAAACAACACCTGCACTATCAATAACAGGAGAACCCCTACCTGTCAGTTTAACATTAGGGGTATAAATCTCTATATAATTATCAGCATCATAGGTTATTCTCAGAAGCAGAGATAAAGCAGTTTCATTCCTGAACTTATTATAAAGAGTCAGATCTTCAAAGTATGCCTGAAGTGAACCTGTTACCTGCCTTCTACCCTCAACTATAATTCCCCTATATCTATCCCCAATAAAGAATTCATCAGACAATTGGTTATCAACAGTTATAGAATAAGATGATATTTTACCTGCAACAGCACCATCAATCTGTATTTCACCTTCCCAATAGACAAAAGCTCTATGACCATTATCAGTGGGAGTAGCAGAAACAGAAGTATTAGAAGATTGTTCATCTTTAGCCATTACATCAAAACTTCCTGTAACAAGTCCATCATTTGTGCATTCAATAGTCATACTGTTAATTTTTCCACCTGTGTAAACAAAATAAATACCCGTATCAGTAAAACCCTTCTCAATAGTTAAACCTGCTGGAAGACTATCTGCACCTGTTATCTCATGTATATAGAATCCCGTAGGATTACCACCTGCATCAAGTTCCTGAGTAGTTGTTACATTACCAAGAGCATGTTTAATAAGAGTGCAGTGTGCACCAACATTAGAGAGGTTTACATCAATACCACCACCAGCAGTAATTCTTCCTCCCCTTGGAGTCTCCATAGCTCTTCTTGAGGATATAGTTTCATCAACAATATTCTCTATTTCACCTTGAAGACCCTCTCTAACAAAATATAGAATTTGAAAAGATGTTGCTTGTGTTCCCCAAGTTGTTTCTTCTCCTATTAAAAGCCTACCTTCACTACCTCTTGCCATTCAACTAACCTCCTTTTAATTAATTTATTCCAAAATAATACCTTTTACTTCAATTGTTGTATCTTCCCCTGCTGTGGTATTATTATTAGTTACATTAGCTACAACATATTTACCATAAATTGTTTCACCATAGACAGCAGGAAAATCAATAGAAGTAGCAGGATCAACAGGAATACCATCAACAGAAAGGGAATTCAATACAGTATTGGCACCAAGGGTAATATTTAAACTTTTAATGAGCATGGGTTTAGTAAAACTCAGTATGATATCCTGAGTTGTGGATATAGGAACATTCACAGTAATACTTTCTTTATGAGGTCTTCTTTTAACACTCAATCCCATTTCACACCCTCCTTAATTAATAATATAATAAGTTATTTTAATTTATTTTTTATTTCTCTTATATCTTCCTTTAGATTTTCCTCAAGTTTATCCAGTCTGTAAAATAAGCCTTTTTTAAACTCATTAAAAGCATCTTTAGAGACAAATTTATCTTCCATTTTATTTATTCTATGATGTTGCCATTTAAGAATAAGAACAATAAATCCAATTGCAAGTCCTATATATTCCTTCACACCTGCCAATACCTGCTGAAAAAAGCTCTTATCCTCCATATTTAACATCTGATTGACCTCTGACATAAGAGTATTCCACTACAACCTCAAAAACTATAACAAAAAACTTCTCACTACCCTCCTTATAGCCTATAACATTCTTTTTGACTGTTGTATTCAAAGCATTACCACTCCATCTGGCATTATTGTATATGAAATCAACAAAATAACCAATTAATGTATTTGCTCTAACATCAACATAACTGTTATCTTCAGAGGTCTTATCAAAAATCTCAAATACAATAGTTAATTCATTCTTAATCTCCTTATAAGCACCCTCAATAACAATCTCATCACCCTGATAAAAACAAATTAAAGGATAATTATACTTCCCAGATACAGCATCATCAAAATTGATCATTCCTCTATACACATCACCAACCCAGCTTTCACTTTTCAGCTTGCTGTTAATATCTTGTAAAATCAATTCTCTCACTGTCGCCATTTTTACCCTCTATTAAATATTTTATTAATATCTTCTCTAAAATCTTTTATCAGTTTTGGTATTTTTTCTCTCCTGATTCTCTCTGCTGTGATTGTAAATGCAGGTCTTTTAGGTATTCTGACCTTTTTCACCCTGATCCATGTCATATAACCCTTTTTAGGATATGGAGGTATGGCAAGATATTTAGCCTTTTTAGGTCTGATAATAGTGTATGGTCTGTTTAATGCTTCATGGGTTAGGGGATAATAAAATCTGTATTTCTTCATACTTCTGAAATCCTCTTTTCTGCTGATAATTTTTCCCTCAAATACTTTACCCTCTTTTCTAAGCCATCTTTTAGCTCTGTAATCAAGACTACCTATTATTCTTCCTGTTCTAATATCAAGTAACTGTCCACTCCATAATTCCCTCATATTCTTATAGGCAAAATTGGTTAAACTATACATTTTCAGAACAAATGTTTTATTTACCTCTTCAGGAAATTTCCATCTGTAAAAATATATAAAATCCTGTAATTTTTTTATTTTCCCTCCGACTTTCCAGTAAATAAAAGGTTTTAATACAGCCATGATTAAAAACTATTCCTCTGATACTGAAAAACAATTTGCTTCACATCTTCAGGGATAGTTTGTGTGGTCATCTGAATGGACTGTCTTACAGCATTATCAACCCTTTCAACCCCTCTCAGTTCTCTTGTATTCCATATTGTAGAAAACCATAACAAACAGGCAAATCTTAAACCATCAGGGATATCAATATAAACATTATTACTATCAAGTTTATAACCTGCTGTATAATTAACCTCTATCATTTTACTTGTTATTATGTCATCAGGGGAGGAGAATATTAATGTTCCCTGATCTGCAATAACATAGTATTTTGTATTATCAACCTCAGTTTTAACAGTTTCATCAAAACCTGTTTTATAAACTGTAAAAGGCTGTGAAAGATCAACAGGATATTTACTCAGCATAAATACTGTTTTATACTCACCATAAGTAGGATAAAAAATGTCTGTTATACTGCCATATTCAAGATTTTTAACACCCATAAACCTTATTATTGTTGATGATATAGATTTGAGAAGAAAATCAATAAGGACATCATAACTGTTAGTTGTTATACCCACAAACTCTTTTGCAGATTGTAAATCCACTAACTTTCCTGCCATTTACAGATACCCTCATTTACCAACCTTTTCATAACATCTAAAGGAAGATCAGTTATAATATCATCAGGATTGTATTTTCTACCATCAACAATAACAGGTGCTCTTTTAATGACAACAACAGCCTTTTTAAGATCCTTAGTCTTCTCTTTTTTCATTTTAGGCATAACTTACCTCCTGTTTGTAAAAAGCAGGGAGGGGAAGAACCCCTCCCTCAAATGGGAGGAGAGGGGAGAAAGGAGGTGCAGATATGGTATCTAACATATTACACTACACCTGTCATAACAGCAAAGGGAAGATCCAGAGACCTCTTACCATCAATATAGTTGGTAACCTTCATGACAACCTGATGCTTCTCAAATGCCCCATAACCCTCAGTAGTGGTTTCAACAGCATATTCCTGCTTATCAAATACCCAGTAATAGGAGAAATCACCAAACCATATCTCAGTTTCATTATTATTACCTGCACCCGTAGCATTAAGATTTTCAGGAATATTAGCATTAACAACAAGGGGATAGCCAAGTATTCTTATTCCACCATCCTGAGCCTGAGTAAAGAGAGGTCTGCCCTGTCCATCCTTAATCTTCATGAGGATGCTTTCACCTTTGGGAGAGGTCATAAATACACACCTTCTCCTGTATTGGGGTTGAACAGAGGCTATGAGATCAACAATATTATCATAAGTAGGAGTTGCACCACCATTAGTAGCATCACCAAGAGCAATAGTGGCAATATTTACAGTATTAACCCTGAAGCCTTCAGGTTCTCCTGTGCCAGTTCCATTAGTAAACAGTTCATCTTCTTTCTGAGCAATAGCTTCAGCAAACCACCTTCTTATAAGGGAAACAATATCAACTTTGGCATCAGCAACAAGTTCTCTGGACATGGGTATCAGAGCATTCAACCTCTGGAGTTGCCAAGTAAGCTCACCAAAGGTAGCACTTGTTTCAGTAATAAGAGTATTCTCACTACCAATAGTAACAGTAGGCTTAGCAGTAACTTTGGGAAGATTACCTGAAGGAGCTTTAATAGGTATAATAGTGGCAACCTGTCTCATAACAGTTATTTTGGGAAGTTCCTCAATTAGCTGTGCTCTGAATTCAGGAGGAACAAGATAACCACCAGCAGTAGCAGTAGTTTCTCCAAGAGCCTTTAGTTCAGTAAGGGTAGCAAAATCCTTAAAGATTACAGCCTGAAAGAACTTGAGGATTTTTTCATCGGGAGACATTTCCTCAATCTTTTTACCATCAGGATCTTCATCAGTAGGAAATACACCAAACTTCCTGTCAACCTTATCCAGACCAAGATTGCTGACAGCCTTTTCAATTGCAGAAGCAATAAGATCAGTAAACTGCTCATTAGTAAGTTCAACTTTTGTATCACTCATATTTACTTACCTCCTTTAAAAGTTTTTAAAAACTGCTCAACAGCCAGAGAAATAGTTTTGTTAAGATCTTCATGAGTCAATACAATTTTACTTGAACCGTTATCTTCTACATCCCCTTCTTCTGGGGATGGAGGTTCAAGTTTCTCTTTTAAATCATTAATTTCTTTCTGTAATTTCTCAATCTCATTTATTTTATTTTTAGCAAATTCAATCACTTCATCAGGATAAAGTTTAATGTAGTCTTCAAGGGTATCAGGATCAAATGTTTTCAGAGCTTCTTCAAAAGTATAACCTCTTTCCTTATAAGGTGGAGGTTCTTTCCCAAACTTTCTGTATTCACTTGCAAGATGATTATATACTCCTTTCTTATCATCAGCAGGTATATTCAAACCACCTCTTGCACCCATAAAACTTGCCATAGCAGAAGTAACACCTCTCCACACAAGCACAAAATTACCATCACTATCTATCCAGTGTGTAGGAAGTTTATAAGATGTAAAATTTTCAGGAGAATTGGCATCATACCACGTAAAACCTTTACGATACTTTGTCCAGTTTATAGTATCTTTATCACCACTACCATCTTTTGATGCCCATTTTGCAAGAGACTGCCTTGCCTTTGCCTGATCCCATGAAGATTTATCATCAAGTTTCATATCTTTGGGATGAACTGAAGGAGGTATAGGATTTTTAGCCTCAGCATAAGGGGTAATATCAATTTCTATCAGCTCATCATCACTATTTTTGATAAATGCAGTTTCCAGACCTTTCTGAGCCATAACAATCATAGCATTAGGATTGGCAGGTATAGGAACAAATGATACTTCAAGCAGTTCAGCTTCCCAGATCACCCTTCTTGCTTTTAGAAGTTTCTCTGTATTTTTATTTACCCACTCCTCATCAAGATTTTTCATTTCCTCTATCTGTTCATTATCACCTGTGAAAAATACTTTTGTAGGCATAAAACCAACAGAAACAGTTTTTATAAATCCATTTTCAACAAGGTATTTGTATTTTTTACCCTCTTCAGTTTCAGCAAACTCAATACCATCTATAACAAGTTTATCATTATCAATAAAAACATTATTAACTTTTGCAACAACATCTCCTCTCCAGTTGTGGGAAGTGAGCATAACAGGATTTTTAATGTAATTATCAATTTTCCATCCTTTAGCTCTTATAATATCACCATCCCTGTCAACACTTTCATCACTTGCTATTATTCTTATCTTATTTTCACTTTTCTCCTCATCTTTCAAGTTAATAGTTATAAATTTTACAAGTTTTTCATCCATACTTTAGCCCTCCTAATAAATAATATAAACAAAAATACCCACATTCATTTAATAATATATATCATAAAATTTCTCTTATTTTTAATGCAAATAACATACAATCATCATTAGGATGAACAGGAGGATAATAACCATCCCACAACCTTTCCCTTTCATCTTGCTCTGCAAATGATGATGTTATACCTACAATCCTGTTATTTAGTTTATTACAAGCCTCACAATTTCTCTCAGATGGAGGAGTAAACCATTTTTTATGTGTATAACCTGCCATTTTCATTACTTCTATATATGCAAAATTATAACCTCTGTATGTTTCTGTTTTTGCTATTGTTTTTGATCTCCAGCTTTTCCAGTTCTCAAACAATTTGTTTATGTTATTTTTTAATTCATCATCATCTTTAGAAGATATGATAATCTCTTCAAGTTTATTTTCAGTTGTTTTCATTATGGATGAACAGACAACATAACCTAATGATGCTATAAAATTTGCAAATAAAATCTCTACTTCATTTTTATTAATTAAACCTACTTCCTTAGCATCCATTTCCTTATATGCTCTATCCAGACCAAGATTCAGACCTTTTGTTACCTCTTCAGAGTATAACTTCACAAGTTCATTAAACCATTTTTCCCTATCAAGTTTATAGTTGTTTTTTATAAAAGATTTATACATGTTTGAAAAGTATGCTCTGAGTTTATTCTGAAAACCTCTTGCTATCCTTAATATCCTGTTGTGATAATACAGCCAGACAAAAGCCTCTTTGTATGTGATGGATTTACTGTCAGTAATCAAACTCCTTCTCCTCCTCAAGCAGTCTTCCAACAATCCTTTCAAGATTTTCATATTCCTCAAATGATTTCAGAGGTTGGACAAATACATTATCACCATCAGGGAGGGGAGGAAGACCTATCAGCTCTCTTGCCTCATTAAGGGTTAGTATGCCAAACATAGCACCATATCTCAGCTTCCTTATGTTAATCTCAATATTCTGAGGTGTAGGATCTTTAAATATTATGTAATAACCATCTGCACCTATTTTTGGAAAAAGATCATAATTTATCTTACTCTCAAGTTTCTTTAACCTTGGTAAAACTGTTTCTTTTGCAAATGTAATATCATTAACAAGAGCATTAGCCCTGTTGACATCTTTCACAATCCCAAGTTTAGAAGCAGGAACACCAAAAACAGCAAGCAGATCATCTCTTGACCATTCACCAAGAGACATAAATTCTCTTGCAGATGGATCAACAGCTATTTCCTGATACCTCCACCCACCCCACAGAAAAGCAACCTTCCATGAATTCTCAAAACCACCATAAGTATCTCTCCAAACCCTTTTCAATTGTTCAAGTTCGTCTTCAGGGATTTTCTGTTCACTAATAAGTATTCCTGCAGGGATACCTCCATTTTTAAAGAAATTTCTTGCATACAGTTTGGAGAATATATTTAAATCCCTCTCAATAACAGCCTTCTCTAATGTTCCTATACCTCTTATGGGATTATAGGGATTAGGGTTTCTAAAGTAAATCATATCATCAGGATCAACACTTATTGCACCTGCTACTGTGTTAACTATATACTTCTCAATCTCATAAGGATGAGCATTTTTATTTGTTGATTTTACAGGTTGAACAAAAAATGGGGGAATTAACCATATCTCTCTAACTCTGTTCAGACCATCTCTTGCAAGATACCAGTATGCTTCCCCTTTAATCTCCATAAAAACCTGATGATACTGTATATGCTCATACCAATTAAAAACAGGATTAGGTTTCATAAGAAGTTTATAGACATCATCTTCCTCACTGACAATCTCATCAGGGAGGGGTCTTCTGCTTTTTGTAATTCTGCCATTACTGTCAGCACTTCCTTTCTTCCTTTTGTTTTTAGGTTTAAGAAGATACCATTCATTACTTGCAACAGCATTAGCAATAACATCAATACAGGCAGAAGCTAAACCCTTATAACCATATAAGGCAAATAAGGCTGATATAGAGGGTATATCTGTTAATGACATTTCCCTGTTGATTATGTTGCCAAAAAAGTTTTTAACCTCTACCTTACTGAAACCTGTCTTTTTTTCACTCATATTCCCTTACCTCTATTAAAAATATAACATTTTTAAATAACAGATATACCTGCTTTTTTATAACTCGGAACAAACCTCAGGGCAGTAGCATCACCATAGTCAGGAGATCTACCAAGTTTAAGTATTATCTTCTTTTTATCAATCATCCTTATCTGTCCTTTAGAGTTTACAGTTGCTTCCTGAACAAGTAGATCCATCCTTAACCTCTCATGCTCAATAAGTTTTACCTCATGATTCCTTATAAATGTTGCAAGATTGAACCACATTTCAGCTTTTATATTCTCAAACTTACTATCAAAAGGTTTTTCACTAAAGTTAACACCATATACATCACAATTAATTTCACCCATTCTCTTTAATTCGTTTAATCTATCATATACACCCTGTCCAACACCTGTGCTGTCAACAACAACATAGGAGGGAGAAAACTCTTTTATGGCATTTATGAGATAACCAACAACCTTCATAGTATCAACCCCACCAAAATCAAATATTTTTTTCTGTATATAACCTTCCCAGAATATAAAAACATTACTATCACCTTTCTCTGTTGCAATATCACAGGTAATAATTCTTGGTGTTTCAGGTATCTTCTTTTCCTTCAGAACATTATCAGACATGCAAAATTCAATATCAGTTGAAGAAAACAGCTGTTCACTATCAGATACAGGAAATAAGGCTAATACTCTTGATCTGTAATAATTACTTTCCCTGCCATATTTTTTCTCAGCATCCTCTACCCATTCAGGAGATATAAGGTATTCTTTTATATGTTCAGGTATATCTTCACCCGTAAAATTAGGAGTATCAAATGCTGACACTCTTATTTTATAGAAGGTTGGATCAAACTGTGTTCTGTAATAATAACCTTCAGCTCTGATAGGATTACCAAGAAGAACCATTTTAGCCTTCCTCTGTGTCATTAAACTCTCAATAGCCTCAAAAATCTCTTCTTCAACCTTAGATGACTCATCAACAAGAATGAGAACATAATCATTATGCATACCTTGTAGTTTTTCCATGTGTTGAGGTGATGTAGCAGTCCCAAACCATTTACTTCTTATGACCCACTGATCCTTATATCTTTCACCTGCAAGCCTTCCAACAGCATTATCAGCATGTTTATGTATTTCCCTCCAGACAGTATTAATAAGATGTTGATATGATGGTGAAACTGTTAATACTGTTGAATTAGGATGAGTCTGTAAGAACCAGTGAAAAATAAAAGCTGTAAGGAATGTTTTACCTATTGAATGGCATGAATATACTGCTACTTTCCTGTTGTTTTTTATTGCAAAAATAATCTCTTTCTGTTTACTCCAGAAATAATGTTTAAATATCAATTCATTAAAAAATAAGGGGTTTTCTTTCATTTTTTCATATAATCTGAACTGGAGAATAAATCTGTCTAATTCATTATTAACTAACAGCATAATTAATATTATAATGTTTTTTAATAAATTTTAAAATACTGTTTTTCTCAAGTCTGTATATCCTTTCAGCTTCATGATCAATATATTTTTCATCATGGTCATGTATATTTTTTGTGTATAAATACAGGTGTATTAATTCATGAAGTAAGGTTATACAGAAATCATCAATATTAGTTATTTTGTTTTTATAAATAATTATTGTTGCAAGCATGTTATCATCATTATAAAAACTGTTGTGAGGATAAATGAAACCTTTTTCATCATTATTTTTATCAGGAAATATGACATTACTGTAATCAGCTATAACAATTAAACACTTTTTAAATAATGGTTTAAGATCACTAAAAAATATTTTAACTTTCTTCTTTCCTCTTCTCTTCATAATCCACAGATATAAGTTTACCTTCTTCCCTCTCTATCATTTCTTTTATTATTTTAGCATTCTGTTCAGCAAGTTCATACAGTTCAATAATCTTATTCATATCAACATTACCACTATCCTTATTTATCATTTCACTCATAATCTTATCAACACCTATAACCTCTAACATTTTTATCTGTTTATCATGTATAGCAAGATAGTTATTCAAACCTTTCCAGAAGTTTTTACTTAATACATCATGTTTGTTTAATTCAGAATATAATTTATCTGCAAGATGTTGTAATTCCCCAAATCTTTTACCCATAAATACCTTAACATTATCAAACAATTCTTTCTCAAAATTATTAAGCCTTATAGTGTTAGTATTCTCATCAATAATACTCTGTTTAACACCATCAATTAAACCTGATCCTATACTAACCATAAGTTTTTTATCCCATTTATTAATCCTCCATATTGCCTTTAATGTTTGAGGAGATATAACTATATTGTATTTTTTTAATACCTCATCAGCAATATCTTTAGGTTTAACATCAATAGCAGGATTACCTTTTTTTAACTCACAGAATATTAAAAACATTTCTTCTTTAAGTTTATTTTTCACATCATCAGGTAACTGTTTATAATTTACAGGTTCATCATATTTTTTAATCTCTTCCATTATTTATCTCCTCATAAGTTTTGTTAAATATAGATTTATAAACAGGATAAAATTCATTATTTACACCTTTAACAACATAGTAAGCATCAGGAATAGCAGTCATAAAACCCTCTAATGTCTGTATATAAAGTTTATTCAGTCTTTCATCATAGTAACATTCCCAACCATGTTGCCTAATCCAATCAATAACAAAACTAACATTACTGTCTGTTAATAATACTGCCTCAACAGGGATAGGTTTTTTAACATATTTCCTGATCATAAATTTACACCTCCTTTATTAATTTTACAACTGCATTTCTTGTAGATCCTTCTCTTTTTATTATCCCATCTTTTTCAAGTTTTTTAAGAATATTATAATATGTTGCTCTTGCCATTTTATTCTTAATCATGTTATATAAATCATTCACTCTTATTTCCCTATTATCATTTAATATGTTTAATATTTCATCTTTTTTACTCTTTTTCCATTTAGGTTTATTTTCTTTAATAATTATTGTTCCATCTTTTAAAAACCAGTAATATATAAACAATTTTGATCCTATGTGTGATTTTTCAAGATAACATTTATAAACATTACCTTTTTCAATTTCAACTTTAAAAACATTTGTAGATAATGATCCTATTAGCCTATCACCAATAAATTCCACATCTGTCTTTTTCTGATGATTTATAAATAATATGTGTATATCATAATTAAAAGCCATTTCATATAAAAACTGCATAAATTTCTGAGCATCTATCTTATCAACAATATTAATATCCCAGAAATAAAATGAAATACTATCAATAACTACAAATGAAGGTTTATACTGTTCTATCTTTATTTTTATAAATTCTTTAATACCATCTATACTCTTAAAAGGAAATTTATTAACTACAATAAGATTATTAAAAGTAAAATTATATTTATCCATTAATTTATTTATCCTGTTTTTTAATATATTAACAGGCATTTCACCATTAAAATACAATACCTTATTATTATCACACACTTTTAATCTGTTTAATATATATTTACCATCTGATATACAACCAGATAAATATAATGCTAAATAACTTTTACCCATCTTATCTTTACCATACAACATGGATATAGATTTAGTATAGAATAAATCTTCCACTATACACCTGTTATTCTCTTCATGAACATAACTATCATCAATAATCATCATAATAAATAATATATACCTACAAGACATGATGTAAATAGACAAATAATAAAATTATACTTATAGAAAATGTAATGAAGTTATTGATAGATAATGATTAGATGATATTAGTCTAAAAATGGAATATATAATATTATTATAAGGTATGTATAGATAATTAATAATATTAATATTTATCTACATGACAAGGGATAATAATAATGACTGACATATTATCATGTATATCAGGTTAACATGTTAGATCATGATAATATTATTGTTAAAAATTTACTTATGAGATCCAATTAACATGATAATATTATATATGTGAAATATTAGATATGGAGTAATCTCAAATCTTATCTCTGAACTTATAACTTCCCTAACATGTTAATCATGATAAAATATGATAATAACATACTAACATTATATTAACAGGTTTATATCATATAATCTTATATTATCATACTAATATTATGTTAAACATGATTATAAGATTATATAATGTTTGAAATGTTAAATAATATGATTGAAAAATTATATAAAATGTTTGAGATGGTTAATAAAATAATGTTAAATAGGTTTAGAGAGAGATGGTAAGTATAAATATATTAAATAATTTAAAAACAATATACTAAATAAAAATAAAAATTAACATATTAAAAAAGATAAAAATAACATGTTAGAAAAAATAAAATAAATCATGATAAAAATGTTTAACATGTTAAAATAAATAACCTGATATAACATGTTTATATTATCTCAAAAATGTTTAGAATATTTTATAATGTTTACATGATAATATTATTTATAAATCCTTATCTGATATTATTTATACTTACTGATATATTATTTATTTATGAGGGTTTATATATAAAATATTAGTATGTTATTATAAGATTTTATAAAAAAAAATAATATAGATATACTATAGCATGATGATAAGAATATAAGGGTAAACAGGTAAAAAAAAATAAAGGGCTATCTCCAGATTAGCAGAGATAGCCCGTATAGGATAATGGGGAGAAAGGGTAAAGCAATAAGGACTAAAATAAGATCCTCCAACATCATGCCTAACACCTCCTAACATAAATATATATATCTTGTCTATACTTTGTCAATACTTTAAATACTTTAATATATATTAATATTCTTATATGTTAGCAAGTATAATATAATATTATTGGTTTTTTATTAGGGATTTAAAAATTATTCAAATATTATATATTTTTCTTTCCCCTCCCTAACAATTCTTATTTTTTCTTTTAAAATTTCTTCTATTTGTGGGATATATTTTTCTTTTATATAATACATATCCCCCAGATTATTATCTATTATTTGTATATATATTATTTTTTTAATATTATGTGTTTTCTTAATATATTGGTATATACTTTCTGGGGAGGGATCTTTATCTTTATATTTTTCTATGAGATCCTCTCCCCAAATATTTATTTCTTTTCCTTCGTCTGTGATGATACAGACGAAGGATATGCTTTCATTTATTATTCCCTCCTCCACCCTTCCCCATATTTCGGAGGAGGGATAAAATTCTTTCACCTCCATGCCTATAATATAATACTTCTATATTATCTTGTCAATACTTTTATACATTTTGAATATAATAATATAATGATAATCTTATATACCTGCATATGAGGGATAATCTCTGAGAACTAAGAATATAGCTCATAAACATATTGGGGGACAAGGGTTAGAGAGAATTTAAAATTATAGATCAATATAGGATACTTTTCTTAGGAAAAACCTATTAACATTCCTTTAAAATCCTAAAATTAAAGTGTTAAATATATAAGGATATAATTATATTCCGTGATATGTTGATATACAAGGATTATATGAGGTAAACAATTGTTTATGTAATCATATGTTTACTGATATATGTCATAAAAATAAACAGGTGTTTACATGGATATGATAATATTAACAGGAGATAACATACTATATAGTAATGATACTAAATCTCAAAATAGGGTAAATGGGTAAAAAAAAAGAGGAGAGGGGGATTAGTAAAATTCTATAATAAAATCAAAAGATATGTTTCTATATAAACTTCCCCCATAAAATTCCACCTCCCCCCAAATATGTTTATTATCTTTTTTTATTATTTCCCAATACCAGCCATCGCTTATCTCCCACAAAAGGGAGATAAGCTGATCAGGGTTTGTGGGCTTCCAGCTGTCCCCAGAAGGGGACAGCTCCACATCGTAGGACTCAATCACGAAAGCATCATCATAGAAAATTATAAGCCTTCCTTTTCTCATGATAATCACCTCCTTAAAATTTTTCATATCTTCAGTATATATCATATTATTACCTTGTCAATATTATTAAATAATTAATATATAATAATATTCTTATATGTGGGAAAACAAAAAAAAAAATAAAAAGG